CGCTTTGAGGTGACCAAGAATCGTATTGATGTGGATGGTTTGACTCGTAATGAGGATGCGTGGTGCTACCGGGATGTGGGTGCGGGGGCTATTGGGGATTTTACTGTGAGGTTTGAAACGGAATTGACCGCTGCGGCCCTAACGTCTTCTTGGACAACCTGGGCTGTAAGCAACGACATTGATGATGAAAAGGCGTGGCAGAATGATGCCCCTGAGGCTATAGGATTGCTGTGGTATAACCTTGCTGGTGAGTTCAAAATGCTACTTCTGGAATATGAAGAGTATGACTATAAATGGAGTACCGCGTTGGTTCGAGATGTGGTTTACTTTGTTGAAGCTGTCCGAAGCGGTACGTCGTTAACAGTATATATTAGGACTGGTTCTCACACTGGCACATTGGTAGATACTTTGTCGGTGGATGTGCCAACGGGGCGAACTTACCAGTATGAGTTTTTTGCCAACTCCTCGAACAATGGTAATTCCTATGCGGCGACGGGTTATTCCCAGAACTACACCTATACCGCCAATGGTGTTACTACTGAGCCCCTTGATGCATATGTCCTTAAGGATGAAAATGGTCGTTACACAACTACTGATTACGGAGTAGTGGTGACCGGATTAACAAACGATATCGCACATATCTACAAAGACTATGGGGCTGACTATTTTGACACCTTCACCCATCGGTTCGACTTTCAGGTAAATTCTGTCGTGGACAGTGTAGTTTGGTATCCGTGGGCTGTGGCAAACAGTGTTACGCACGGTGGGGCGTGGGGAGGTACAGATGCGGTCGCCGTGTACTGGTACGCTGAACGAATTGGACTTGCTAACTATAAGTCTCCTAGCTACGATACGTGGCTTGGTCCTTCCACAGGAGTGAGGTACTATGTCACGGTTAAGCGTGTGGGTGCCACGGTCACTGCTTATATTCGTACAGGTAGCCATTACGGAACATTGGAAGCAACACTTACGGTGACACTACCTGTCTCTGCTATGAAGTATCAATACCTGTTTGTTTCTAATTCTCACACCAGCTATGCAGGATCAATTAGTGGCTCGTCTGCCAACTACTATTTCGACGGTTTTCCCAAGATACTCCTAAAAAACCCATCGGGGCAACAAAAGATTATATTATTAAGGTAAACAAATGTTTAAGAATGAATCAAATCAAGGTGTGTACGTTTACGCACATGATACCGACAATGATATAGCGGCTGTTGGTATTGCTAGCGATATCATAGCAACTTTGTCTAAGGATGGGGCTGCGGCTACTGCACTTGGAGATACACATCCTGTCGAAATCACTGGTGGTACATATTGGTTTGATTTTACAAAGGCGGAAACAAATGCTGATGCTCTTGTGCTTGTACCGGACAGCACAGGCACAGGGTCAATTGCTATAGACCCGCTTATGATATATCCTGAGATTCGAGACGTAGATGTTACTGGTTGGAACGGAGTTGTGGTAACCGACTATGCGACAAAGGTAGACATTGACAATGTGGTGGTAACTGGCGAGGCTAATTGGAGTACGGCAGATATATCTAATGTGAATGTGACAGGATGGAATGGTGCTGCCGTAGTAGACTATGCTACAAGTGCTGAGTTAGAGGCAATCGTTGCTAGTGGACAGTCTAATTGGATTACGGCTGTCGGATTTTCCACGCATAGTGCGGCGGATATATGGACATCTGCGACTCGAACACTAACAAACATGGATGTGAACGTTACCGGTATCAACGGCGAGCCATCTGACTTTACAGACACAATGGATGTGAATGTAACGGGGTGGGATAGCACTGCTGTTGTGGATTATGCGACTAGTGCTGAACTTGAAGAGATTGTAGCAAGTGGTCAATTGAACTGGATTACAGCGACAGGTTTTAGTACGCATGCTGCTACTGATGTTTGGGCGGCTACAACTAGAACCCTCACCAACATGGATGTTAATGTTACCGGGATAGACGGGGACTCAGTTAATGTTCCAGATACAATTGACGTAAATATTACAGGTGTGCAAGGTGCTACTCCAGATATCGCTACCAGTACAGAATTAGAGGCGGTTGTTGCTAGTGGTCAGCTTTATTGGACAACGGCTACAGATATAAATGTCACGGGTTGGAGTGGTACTGCGGTAGTAGACTATGCCCGTCGTGTGGATGTTGACAATATTGTGACTACAGGTCAGGCCAACTGGCTTACTGCCACGGGTTTTTCAACACATGACCCTAGTGGTGTCTGGAACTATGCTACACGTACCCTGACTGATGGCGGCTCAGTATGTTTCGATGTTAATGTTACTGGTTGGGATGGGTCTACTGTTACACCGTATGCCACGAAGACCGACGTTGACAACGTTGTAACAACCGGCCAGGCTAATTGGCTTACTGCTGTTGGGTTTAGTACTCATGCAGCTTCGGACGTGTGGATAAGTCCAACTAGAACCTTAACAAATGGGGTTAACATTACTGGCTGGGATGGAACGTCTGTAGTCGACTATGCAACCAAAACGGATATCAACAATGTAGTGGCAACAGGTGAGTCTAACTGGGCCACAGCGACAGGTACGCTTACCGCTGAGGAAGTATGGACATGGGCTAGTGGCATCGACGGTAAAACACCACAGCAAGCTATGCAGTATATGGCAGCCATTTTGGCAGGAATTGTGTCGGGTGCTGGGACTGGAACCGAAGTATTCAAGGGCTTGGATGGCACTACTACTCGCGTAACCGTCACAGTAGATATTAATGGCAATCGAACCAATATAGCACTGAACTAATGAAAAATACTTTTGCTTCGAGAACATTCCGAGCGTGGCATTTTACATGTGACACATTAGTTGGTAGTGCATATAATACTACAGGTAATGAAGATTTAGTAACTAGGACAATGTATATTAACGCTGTGGAGGGTCGAACTATGTATATTGACCAAGTACGACCACAAACTATGTATATAGACCAAGCTGTAGAAGTAACATTAGAGAGGTAGTTATGCCTGCTAACGAAGTACACAAAAACGATATTGGTACCATTTTTAGGGTAACAGTAAAAGACGGAAGTTCTGCCGTGGACTTATCTGGTGCTACTGCTCTAAATTTCCTATTTAAGCGTCCTAATGGAACGTCTATTCAGCGGACAGCGGTGTATTATACTGATGGAACAGATGGTATTATCCAATATGTGACTGTATCGGGTGATTTAAACCAGGATGGTCGATGGAGATTACAGGCCCATGTAACGCTGGTTGCTGGTTCGTGGTATTCTGACATCTATGAATTCGATGTACATAAAAATGTAGCAGAGGTTTCCTAATGGCATGGCAAGATGATATGGTTTTAATGCTCCGTATCCTTATTAATGATATGGACCAAGATGATGAGCAATTTACTGACATGCGTCTTGAACAGCTATTATCGGTTGGGGCACAGTTAGTGTATCAAGAGCTAGATTTTGATACTACATATACAATCGGTATTTCTCCTGCTAGTATATCGCCCGACCCAAGCGTTACAGCTACAAAAGATGATGCGTTTATGAATATGACGACACTTAAAGCTGCATGTCTTGCTGACCTTAGTGAGTTTCGAACCAGGGCGGCATTGGCAGGGCTAAGGGCCAGGGCGGGACCGGCTACATTGTCTACAATAGGGCACTTAGATGGTTATAAAGAACTACTTGATAATGGTCCGTGTGCTGCTTATGACGAGCTAAAGAACCAATGGATGTTTGGTAATGGGAATATCTGTCAGGCTATCCTGTCACCGTTCATCAGCAACGATTTCAACCCTGCCAATCTTGGCACAACGGCTTACCCATATTTAGGCAATAATGGTGGGTACTCTGGTGGGCCATATCGTGGTGGGTACTTTAGAAACTAAGGAATACAATGGCTGCTTCAATTGTAACATATCGTGGTGTGATGGTAGTGGAGCCGACTACTCAGTCCGGTGGCACTACCATGACGACCAGCTTTAAAGAGTTGGCTGATAGGGTAGGTCCAGTCATCATGGATACTGGTATACCCGTAGCTAACGATGATAGTGGCAACACGGCTGGCAATGGCTGGTTCTACACGTGGAGTAAGTGGCTAGATACTACAAACAATGGAATGTACTTATGCACCGATGCGAGCATCAGCGGTGCTGTGTGGGAGCCTATTGGTCTAGGTTCGGGCAATCAATTACAAAGTAAATACGCAACGGTACAAGGGACCAAGGGCAAGACGACTAATCAGAATGTTATCACTCATGGTGGTGGTATGTTCGGTGACGCTGGTGATGTTCAAAAGGAAGAGATTATAGTCGGTGCTGAAATTACTCATTCGGGAACAGGGTGGTCAACCCTATACCTGGATGATAACTACGCACAGGTACCGTCCCTTGCCTCTAACACATTATGGGGTTGGAGGGCTGAACTCATTGGGACTTCTACCGGTTGCACTAAATCGTTTGAGTGTGCTATGAATGGACTATTAAGGAATCAGAGTGGGACTTCGTCACTACTTACCTTCGTTAGTACAACTGGCTACGCTGATGATGCTAATTTTGAATTTCGTGCCATCGCTGATGATACAAACGATGCGTTGGCTATACAGGTTAGGGATTCTACTGGTGGTGGTGACACTGTCAGATGGGGTGCCGCCATCTACACAGTAATGGAGGTTTCATTCTAATGGGACAGGATATTATCAACTCCCTTTCGGGTAATCCGATTAAGAATGGTACTGTCATCATTCGTACTACACGCATCTCGCCATCCGGTCAAGCCATTGATGATGGCTCGGAATACCATACACTGCCGAGAGTTCCCACACTTGCGGAAATCTCTGGTAAGTATGAAGACCGATTTGATGATGTTCGTTACTACACAGGTGACAATGCTACAGGGTAAGAATTATGACTAATCCGTTTAGTGGTATTATTACGGCTGATATGAAGACGCTGTATACAAACATGATTGATTCGCTGTTGGAGGCTACTGCTCTAACAGTGCCGTGTCGGCTTGTGTACGGAGAAACAGATTGGACGCTATGCCCCAACTGTACGTATGACCCAGTTAACAACAGGTCTTCGGGGATATACAATGGGACTGGTCCACGGTCGTTCACACGCGGCATGGTGTGCCCCATCTGTAATGGCAGGGGTAAGACACCACCTACGGATAACACAAAGTCTATGAACATCATGGTACTCTTCAACAGTAAAGAGTGGCTCAAGATGAGCACCAATGTGAAAACGCCAGGGAAGACCGCCTTAACTCTCAGTAAGATTACGACCCATGACGATATCGTGCAGGCTCAAAAGATAGTATTCGATACTGACATCGAACCGTATGGTAAGTACATTTTTCAGAGAGTGGGCGACCCTGAGCCATTAGGTTGGGGTGCTGATGCATACATCCTAACTACATGGGAGCAAACGTCGTGATAAAAGCATCGCTGTCGCTCAAAGAGAGCCAGGGACAAATAGAGAGGAAGATTCTTGATGCCATCCGTGGGGTGGTTAATCGAGCATTGGACTCTGCACGTGCCCCTATCATAGCTGGCACGCGACAGTTGGTGATAAACGCCATTCGTGAATCGCCCACTTACGATTCTATTGTATCTGGGAAACTTCAAGACGAATTTGGATTGAGGAATCCTCAGAAGAATATGGATGCGATACTTGCAGCATGGAGCAACTCCCTTGTTGTCAAAATCAATAAGATACGAGTCCAGGGCAAAAAGCTTATGGGCGGCATATCCATTACTATGATTCCTAGCGACTATAGTGATGTGATAAATCTCTCAGATGCAATGTATACCACTGAGAAGGGTAGCGAGATTCGCTGGCTTGATTGGCTACTGAACTATGGTGACCAAGCTATTATTCTTGACTATCAAATTGAGTATAAGCCGACCCCTAAGAGTCGTGCTGGTGGTGTAGTCATGGTTGCATCGCGTGGTAAGTCATGGCGGGTACCCCCTGAGTTCAGTGGGATAGCAGGAAAGAACTTTGTCACTGATGCGGTGAATACAGTGGAAGACGAAGTGGCGGCTCTTGTCACGAAAGAAGTAACCAAGAGGATTAAGTAATGGGTTGTCCACAGAATACTGACAAGTTTAAAGGCATCTTTCAGTTAAGCAATCCTGGGTTGTCTAACGAGATAGAGAATGCCCTAGAGATGTGGAGTGACTGGGCCTTCCTGTCGATAGGTGGGTGGCAGGATGTGGTAATCCCCACAACTGGCATTGCGGGTGGCTACAATCATATCCTGAGAATGGCCGAAGACAAAGCTAGGTCAAGTGGTCAAGTATGGGAAGGCTTCCGTAAAGACTGGGTCCATGAGACTGGTGTGGAGTTTGACGATGCCGCCACTAACCCAGACCCCATCAACATCACTGGGATACAAGTAGATGGCACAATGTATCCTTCCGGTGATGCAACCTATGGATGGTATGTGAACTACCCTGAGGGTCAGGTGGTGTTCGACAGTGCCCTGCCCACAACATCCGATGTACAAGCTAACTATAGTTTCCGGTCTGTGCAGGTCTACAAGGCTGATAACGCCCCATGGTTCCAGCAACTCCACCTTAACTCTTTTGCCGCAGAATCCATTGAGTTCACCCAGGACGAGATGACGGGAGACTGGTCCATAGGCTCACATCACAGGATACAGCTACCCGCTGTGGTTATTGAGATAGTTCCGAAGATGGACTCAAAGGGTTATGAGCTAGGGAATGGTTCCCTGTGGACCTATCAGGATGTGCTGTTTCATGTGATTGCAGAGAATAGGTTCGATAGAAACAATATTCTGGACGTTTATAGACTCCAGAAAGACAAGACAATTTGGCTGATGGACACAAATGAGGCTGCTAATAGCGGCGTGCTACCATTGGATTACTTAGGTCGGAAGGTTAACAGTATCAACTACCCAGATTTGGTAGCTTCTTACAAGTGGAAAAAGTGTCATTTTGAGGAGGTGAGAGTGACTGAGGTTAACTCGTTACACCCCAATTTACACGAAGCTGTCGTAAGGGCCACTTTATCAGTAGTTTATGGAGATATGTAACCTTTTCGTGTATTATAATACTGTAGGGATAAAGCTTTATCCGAATATCGTATAGGGAGAAAATTACATGGCTGCTAACAAAAGAATCTACTACGCAGTTCATCAGGTTGGTATAGGTAGTAATGCGGCTTATGCAGGTCTTACTGCGGCCCATGGTGTCCAAAGTGTGGGCATGACTACTAACTTCAACCTTGAACAGGTGTTTGAGTTAGGTCAGCTAGCGATTTACGAGAACATTGAAGAGATTCCTGACGTAGAAATCACGCTGAATAAGGTGTTAGACGGATATCCGTTGCTTTATCACCTCGCTACCGTTGATGCTACATCGCCCACTCTGGCTGGTCGGTCCAATGCCCGTGCGGTTTTCGGCCTGTCCATCTTTAGTGATACCGCTGACTCGTCTGCTGGTACTGCTCTGAGTTCGGTGCAATGCTCTGGTATGTTCGTAAGCTCGCTGAGCTACACGTTCCCTGTGGATGGGAACTTCACCGAAGACGTAACCCTTGTTGGTAACGACAAGATTTGGCTGAACGATACTAAGCCGACTAACCCTGACGTTATTGCACGTATCGCTGCTGTCTCGTTTGACGGTGCGTTTGCTGGTAATAACGATGAACCTATTGGGCAGGGTGGTGTGAACCGTCGACAAGACCTTGTGTTTGATGGCACGGGTGTTGACTCGACAGTGCTGCCGTATGAGGTTTATGGTATCAGTTCCAGCGGTACCAATGACTCGTCTGGTGGTGACTTCGGTGCACACGTTACTAACATTAGTTGCAGTGCCGACTTAGGTCGTGAGGAAATCTTTGAATTGGGTCGTCGGTCGCCGTATCACCGTCCGGTCACGTTCCCGATTGAGGTTACCTGCGAAGTTGAAACCATCTCCATCTCTGGTGATATGGTTTCGGCTACTGAGGAAGGTATCTATGGCTCGGGTAGTGCGTTCTGCATCGAGAAGAGTAACCTTGTTGACCGAACCATCCGTATTGCCACATGCGAAGGTACACGTATTTACCTTGGCGATAAGAACAAGCTTGCCTCGGTAAGCTATGCTGGTGGTGATGCTGGTGGGGGTAATGTCACTACGACTTACTCGTTCACGACATTCAACGACATGACCGTGTTGCACTCGGGTGACCCTGGTGACACGCTCAGTTGGTGGACTAACCGTGACGATTACCTTGGTGGTTAATCCCACTACATAACAATCCAGGGGTGGTCACACTGTGGGTGACCACCCCTTTTGGTCGAAGTGGATGCGATAGCCTGTAGGCAAGTGACACGACGACCTTTTTTATAGGACTTTAGGATGGACTCCCACACACGCCAAAAGCTTGTTCACCAGATTATGGCTGGACAGCAAATCATCACTATCGGGAAACGCAAGTACCTAGTTAAGGCTCCTAGTGGCTTCTTGCAGTATCAATCGCTCCTAAAACGTGAAGAGGTCTTACACGATGAGCGATTCTCTACCATGTTAACTGCTGAGAAAGCCTATGAGATGATAGGGTGGGGGCCTCAGGCAGAACAAAGGGTTGAGAAGTTCTATGATGTGCTGGAAAACCTTAAGGTCGACCTATACCAAGCGGCATTAAAGGCAGATACTCTTATAGCCGACCTCAGAAAGAAGCTCACCCGCACGCGAGCCAGCATCTCTAGCTTGCTTAGCCAAAAGCACCAATTTGATGAGATGACCCTTGAAGGCTATGCAGACCTTGTACGTGCCCAATATATTGCTGCAAACACCGTATACACCCTAGAAGGTCACAAGCTGTGGGACGAAGATAACGCCCCCATGACACTTCTTAACCGCATCATAGAAGAGATAAATGCAAAAGCCTTGTCCGATACTCAGATACGTGAATTAGCACGGACTGAACCGTGGGGCATCTATTGGAGGTGTGGTGAACAGCCATTTGATGTACCCGTCAAAGACCTTAGTCGTGACCAGCAGTTGCTTATAGTGTATAGTAAGATGTACGACAACGCATACGAGAGCCTAGAATGTCCACCCGACCATATCATAGAAGATGATGATATGTTTGACGGATGGAAGATAACTCAACGTCGTAAGCACGAGAAGAATAAGATGCAGAAGCATGCTGATGAAAGTGTGGGAGATAAGCACCGGGGTGCTGGAGAGTTGTTCATCCCTGCCAAAGATGCAGAACATGCCCGAAAGATTAACCAACTAAATGACCAAACGGCTGCGGAAATTAAGAAGCAGCGTGAGCAGGTTATTAAGAAGAAGGGCAAAGTTAAAGAATCACAACTGCCAGATGTGCAGCGTGACTTGCAGATGCAAGCTAACCAGCAATATATGGATACTGTGAAAGGAAATAAGTAATGGACAAGCAACCAGTTCCAAAGAATGCTAGTAAGATGATTGAGAAGGCTCGTCGTGACAATGACGAGAAGTTCAAAAACAGTTCAAAAAAGCGACTTATCACAAATATTGAGAAAAAATTCAAGACATTGATGATAGGTGCACTGGCTGCGTTTGAAGAATCCTTTGGTGAGGTATGGGGTCACGGTAATTGGCCAGAGAACCCTACAGAAGAACAAAAAATTTGGCGTGATGAGTGGGAAAAAGTCCGAACAAAAATCCTTAATAGTGGTAATAATCAATTAAGGGCTGCGTTGGACGAAATCGCCCAGTACACGATGACTTGGAATAGGTACCGAACAGAGTTCATTATCAAACAGGACTAAGAGGAGAAGCTTAATGGCTGACAAACCCAACACTTTTGAATTAGAGGGCAAGACTTACCGTGTTAATAAGCCTACGGCTAAGGACCAGCGGGAAGCCCAAAAGACATACCAACGTGCCTATGCACAAGCGGTTGATGCAGGTGCAAAGCTTAGGATGCAGATTGACGACATTCTACGCTCACGTGGTAAATGGAACGACGACAAGGAAGCAGAGCTTAAGGACATCCAGCATAAACTTCGGGAGGGTGCCTTCCGACTCCATGAGGGTGGCTTCGATATTGACGAAGCCTATAAGCTTGCGTTGGACATGCGTGAGTGGCGTGGTAAATATCTGGATATTCAGGTAGAGCGTGGCTCTCTCGACTCAAATACTGCCGAGGGTATGGCAGATAACACTAAGCATAATCATCTTACTGCATTGTGCTTGGTTGACGATAAAACGGACAAGCGAATTTATGATTCCCTAGATGCATTTGAAGATGATGCAGATAGTGCGGTTGCTATCTTTGGTGCACAAACATTGGCAACCATGCTTCACAACTGGGATGCGGATATGCACGGCAAGCTGCCCGAAAACCAGTTCCTGACAGACTATGGTTTTGTAGACAGTGAACTTCGTCTGATTAATAAGGATGGCCATCTCATTGACGATGAAGGTCGTCTGATTGATGAGAACAACCGCTTCGTAGATAAGGACGGGAACTTTGTTGACCGCGATGGTCGACGGATTGACGAGGAGGGGAACTTCATCGTTGAGCGTAAACCGTTTACCAAAGCTGGTAAGACTGTCGAACCCGTCAAGAAAGAAGAAGAGGAAGAGAAGCCTAAGCGGCGTGGTCGTCCTCCGAAAGCAAAGAAAGAAGATGAATAATGGCTGTCACTACCCCCTGCGGCGTCCAGGTGCGGCCATATATATGCCGACTGGAAGAATCTATCGTCCTCATGGCTTCAATGCTTATACGGTAGTTGAGAATGGGACTAACGATATAGAGGTGGTTTCCGCTACTAAGCTAACAGCCTCTTTAACTCGTAACCAAGGGGTTTCATATGCCTATATAGACAAGGGTGTTAATGGGATTTCTCCCGGTTTCACTCACGAGTTTGAGTTTATAGGTAACTCAGGTGGTGCTGCCCTGATGTTTCCGTGGTGTATCTCCACTAATTTGGCTGGTGTATATGATATGGCAGTTAACACCTATGAACGCATGTACCTAAGATACAGGGGTGATACTGTAAGGATGCAGTTGTACGAGTTTGTAGATGGTGCGTCGTCTAACCAGGAAACTGGTGCTGGAGTTCTTTCTGTAGGCACTAGGTATTATATTCGGGTCAACTGGAATGACTCTACCGGGGTAGTGACATGTAATATCTTTTCTGGTGGTTTTGATATTACCACGGTTTCCACACTGACGGTAACAGTATCCACCTCGGGTAATGATATGCAGTATCACTATGCTGCTAATCACTATGAGGACGCCGCGAATAGTGCAAACGGGTCTTTCGAGGTCTACAACTATAACTTGGACGCCTAGCCGTGTTTTGTGTATAATATAGTGGGAGAACGGATAGCAGTCATACTGGACAGTGTTAAGTGCCCATTAGAGGTATTACGCTACTTTTATAGGACAACTTTTCAATGGCTGGTGGATTCGACCTTACTGCCCAACTTCATCTACAAGGCCCCGCTAACTTATCGGCTGTAGTTAAGAATATCAAGCAGCAGATTGCTGGTATTTCCGCCCCCATCAAGGTAACTATGGACCCTAAGGCGGCTGCTGCTGTCAAGTCCATGGGGGGCGATGCTAAGAAAGCTAGCCAAGGTATGAACGCCGTGGCTAAGTCAGCCGACAAGGCTAGTGCTAGCATGACGAAGGTTGGTCAGGCTACAGATGTAGCTACCACTAAGCTTACTAAGTTTGGTGAGGTTGCTGGTCTTGCTGTTCGTCGTTTCGCGGGTTTCTCAATCGCCACCGGTATCATCTTCGGGTTTATTGGTGCGGTGACAAAGGCCACCGGAGCAGCAATCTCGTTTGAACGTCAACTCGCCAAGGTATCTCAGGTCACGGGCACATCAGCTAAGAATTTGAAGTCGTTGACCGATGAGATAACTCGCCTTTCCACACAATTTGGAGCCGCATCATCCGACTTGATTGATGTGTCTCGTATTTTAGCCCAAGCTGGCTTGTCAGCACGGGACACTAAGATTGCATTGGAAGCCCTGGCTAAGACTACGCTAGCTCCTACTTTCAATAACATTCAGCAAACTGCGGAGGGTGCCATTGCATCCCTACGTCAGTTTAGGTTAGAGACTAAAGACTTAGAAGGTTCTCTTGGCTCTATCAATGCGGTAGCTGGTAAGTTCGCCGTTGAGGCGGAAGATATTGTTGCTGCTATTCGTCGTGCTGGTGGTGTGTTCGCAGCGGCATCTCGTGGTGTTCAAGATTTAGATGGCTCACTATTGAGTGGGCAGAAGCAGCTACAGCAGTTTATTGCTCTCTTCACATCAGTACGTGCGACGACACGTGAAAGTGCCGAGAGTATTGCTACTGGTCTGAGAACAATCTTTAGTCGTATTCAGCGGAAGAGTACCATCCAGTATTTGAAACAGTTTGGTATTCAGCTTAGCGATAATAGGGGAAGGTTCGTTGGTGTCTTTGAAGCTGTTCGGAGACTCAATGAGGGGCTAAAAGACTTGGAAACCAGAGACATCCGGTTCGCAGCGTTAGGTGAACAGTTGGGTGGTTTCCGTCAGATTGGTAAGTTCATTCCGCTTATTAAGGAGTTTGCTACAGCCCAGGAAGCGTACCTCACGGCTCAACGAGGGGCGAACTCTCTGACAACCCAGAGTGCCGCAGCCTTACAGACCCTTGAGGTTCGCGTCCAGCGGGTCAAGGAGGAGTTTTTAGCTCTTATCCGTGAAATTACACAGACCGAATCGTTTAAAGCCATCGCAGACTCGGTGTTGGGACTAGCTAGCGGCTTTATTAAGATTGCAAAAGCTGCAAAGCCTATCCTTCCTATCATCACTGCACTTGGTGCCGTTAAGGGTATCGGTGCGTTGAAGCAGATTATCCCTGGTTTCATCAGTGGGTTGGCACCTGACCCTGAGGCTAAGACTCTACAGAAAGAGCAAACGAAGAGTACCCAGGCTAACTCTGGCGAGATTAAGAAGAATACTGCTGCGGTACAAGAGTTAGCTAAGATGGTTAAGGCCAGTATTGGCAAGACTCCAGTTTCTGCTGGAGTGTTAGGTAAGGGTAAAGTAAGAAAGAACAAGGGTGGCTATGTAGGTGCATTTGCTAGCGGTGGTATGATTCGCGGTCCACGGGGCGAACGAGATAATCTGCTGGCATCTGTTGAAGACGGTGAGTATGTTGTCAATCGTGAGGGTGTGAAGAGGGTAGGCGAAAGAAACCTGGACCGTATGTTCAACGGTGGGTTGAAGGGGCTCCCCACACTGGCTCGACCTCCTAGGAGGTCACCAGAACATATTCCTGGGATACCGACTCTTGCACAGGCTCCTCGTACCGGTACTGGTGTGCCAGGAATAAAAACCGCTGAGCGAAAGACACCAGAAAACCAAGAGAGGGTGAACATTCGGGCACGTAGAACAGTTGCGGGACTATTCTTTGATGACCCCCGCCAGTCTAAGTCTGTGTCAGATAGACCTAAGTTTCTATCCGCCAAGAGCTTTAAGGGTCTTGATGCAGATACTCAGAGAAGGTTGGTTAGAAATACACTTGACCCAACTCTATATGATAGAAATACACCACGCCCAGGCAGAGGGCAATCTGCGTTAAATAGAATTAGTAAGAATGTATCGGTTCAGCAAAAAGTCAAGGGGAAAGCTGGGCAGTTTAAAAAGGGTCAGGTTCCAGAGGGGGCTATAGTCAAAGGCCCAAGTAAGATAGTCAGGGAGTATGGGGTTGAGAAGTTCCTTGCACCTACTAGAGCATTCGGGATAGGTGATGATGCTAGGAAGAAATTTGAACCTATCATTAGAAAGCATTTGTTCAGAGCCTTAGAGATAGCTGCTAATGAATTTATACCGTTCTTCGCCCCTAATGTCAAGGGTAAGGGCGATGAACTTATGGAGAGAATGAATAAGAAATCTCTCTTGGGGCAGTTGTTTGAAGGTACAGTTGCAGTTGCTACGAATACCTATCGGCAAAAGGCTAAAACTCCTGCTGGCAAGGACACTCTAGACTTTGTTATTGGGCCTGCTCAAAGGCCATCATTCAATAGGTTGTTTGGCCCCCTGCCTAATAATGTAGTGCATGCTGATGCTAAAATATCGGTTAATGACAAATCATTCAGTGGGCTGGCTACTAAAGTAGCCAACTATGCAGCAGAGCGTCCTAATGAGATTCCTACAGTAGTCAAAAGAGGTGGATTTAGACAAAGAGCCCGTGCTAGCCGAAGCCGTACCACCCAAATAGCACGAGCCCTTGGTGGATTCGGTGCCCCGAATACCATCTTAACTCCCGGTGAGGGTGTAGTACCAGCAGACGAGGCTAAGCGGCAGGGCTTGTCTCGACTGATGGCAATGAATAACGCGAGTCGTGCAGGAACTGGTGGCACCGGACTGCCACCTGGGACACAAATTGTTCCTGGCCAAGGCAACACCGATACCGTTCCCGCTAATCTTGAGCCTGGGTCGTTCGTTATCCGTAAAGACTCCACTGAGAAGCTTAGGGGTTACAATCGCGGTGGCCTTGTAGGTATGGAAAGAGGTGGCCTTTCTGACAATATAAGAAGGCAAACTGAACAGGCACTTAGGAGAGGTCGTGAGACAGCGGGTACGTCCCGTAATCTTGGGTTCACCACGCAAGCTCTTATTGGAACAGCACGGGCTCAGGCAAGTAAAAGACCTGACGCTGGTGTTAACCTTGAGAAGGAACTTCTGCGGATAGATAAGCAGCGTGCTGTAGAAGCTAAGAAACTTGAGGTGGCTTCTAAGAAAACGGCAATAGCTGAGAACAAACGCAATCAACTTTCGCAGCAAGTAGCTAAGAGACAGTCTAAGGCTATCATTGACTCTCAGAAGTTAAGTGCGTCACAGCAAGCCCAGAGGTATGCTACCACTACGCCCTCTGCTGGTCGACAGATATTACCGTCTGCCCTGCCGCCAACAAGAGTGCCTATTGCTAGTGGGCCTGGGGCACTTGATAGAGCTAGGGCTGCTGGTCAAGCTGTAGTTGGTAGAGTAACTGGTGCCGGTCAAGCCGTAGCCTCAAGAGGCCGAGCGTTGGCTGGTCGCGGCATAGGTCTTGCTGATAGAGGAGTGGCTGGACTTGCTAGTGCTGGCAACCGTGCAGTTGCTGGCATTCAGAGTATTCCTGGGAGGATAGCTGGTCAGATTGATGCTCGACGACAGGCATCTGCAAGGTTGAAAACTCCTGCGGCAGCGGCTGGCCTACGTGTGCTTGACCGTGAACTGAAAAGAGTAGAGGCGACCACTCATCAAACCAAGAAAGCTCAACAGGCTTATCGAAGGGAGATGAAGAGGTCTGGTGATGCCATCGCTGCCACTAGGGCTGGTCTTGCCGCTGGTAAGAGTGCCCCCAAACAAGGATTCGCAGGTAGGCTCAAAGGTAAGTTTGGTGATAACGCCCTCTTTGGTGCCTTTCTTGCCGCACCACTACTTCAAGAGGCTATCGAAAAACAAGGTGGTCGGTCTGCTGGTTCAGTAGGTTTAGGTTCTGCTGTATCCGGTGGCTTACTTGGTGCTGCAACTGGTGCTCAGTTTGGTGGAGCCCCAGGTGCGGTAGTCGGTGGAATTGTCGGGGCGAGTGGGGCTTTATCAGCTAAGCAAGCTAGGGCAGTAGAAATAGCTACTGAGAATGTATCTAACTCCCTGAAGTCGTTAGACGATGCACTCAAGAAGTTCGAGAAATCAGGAAGTCTGAAAGACTTAGATGATGCCTTTAATAAGATAGGTAAAGAGTTAAAGAACTATAATGAGGTTCAGCGTGATGGCTCTAGCTCACTTGCTAGCTTTACTCGATTGTTTGCCATAGGTGATGTAAACATTGGTCGCAGGGCTGGTGCTGCTGACTTAGCTGCCGAGAGAGGTTTGGGGAAACAGGTAGTTTCTGAGATTGGTACTGCTATTGCAACGCTTGACCCCTTCTCATTTGCTTCTGAGTTCGTAGACCTACGTAAGTTTACTCCTGATTTCTTAGAGGATGTTCCTGGTATTAAACAGGCAATCCAGGGTCGTAAAACATTGAATGAGGAAAGGGTAGCAGAAAAGCAAGCTAGGTTTAGAGCTACCCGTGCACAGGGCCGTGCGACATTCCAACAGGCACAGCCAGCGTTTGCCAAGGCTCAAGATACAATTATTTCAGAATTGAGGAAGAATGCTGACCTGACGTTTGAGCAACTGACTGAGGGTCGAGAAGGTTTGATTGATGTTCTTGCATTCGGTGAGAGCGAGGGTAGGGCTGCATCTCTTACCTTGCAACTCTCTAAGATGGATGATGAGCAGTCCAAGCTTATTAGGACAACAGCTACTGCACGTGGTGCATGGGAAAAGATACGAGAAGAGTTAGCTAAGCAAGCTACTCTAGATACAGAGGTTCAAAAAGCTAACACGGAAATACTCATCCTAAATCAGCTACTTAAGGATACCGCAGATAGTGTGAAGTATGCTGCTCAGGCCCATATTGAGTATACTCAGGCTATCAATAGGACTGCTACTGAATTACTCGGTGGTCAGGCACAATTGCAAGCCCCTGCGAGGAGAAATCCGTTTGAGAACTTCAACGCTGCTTCTCAGGGTGACTTGACTAAGACATTCGATAGACTAGACAGAACTATAGGTAAAACTAACGTAGGTAGTCGGCTTAGGGATGAGGCTCGTGGATTGAAGTTCCTCCAAGAGGGGTTAAAGGATGTTGCCACTTCAACCCTAAGGGAATCTGCTAAGCCTGGGGCAGACAGTGCAGAGACTATCTTTGGGGATAAGCTAAGTTCACTACTGGCCAAGGCTGTAGAAGCTGGTGTATCTCAAGATGCGATTGACAGAGTGCGAACAAAGGCTACCGAATTCCAGACTGGTAATATCAAAGGTACACAGTCTCGCCTTGAGGATAGGTTATTGGGTGGTGGGCTCGTCGAGAAAGCCACCGGTCAACTTGCTAAGAATCTAACAACTGCTGGCTCTGAGATAGTGAAGGCTCTCAACGATATCGAGAAGAGATATGTCGAAAGCTGGAACCAGATTATTCAGGTTAATGAGAAGGTAGCGGCACAACAAGAGAGTGTTAACCAGAAGCGAATTAAGAATGAAAACAAAATTGCTCAGGCACTTGGTAAGGAGTTGACGTTTGAGGATAAGACCAGGGGCCTAAAAAGTCAGTTGGAAAGTTTAGCACCTCAGGGAGATGACCTTCTTGCCCAATTATCTGCCACTAAACTGCCAGATGCTACAGAGATTACACCAGCCACCGCTGGTGACCGAGTACGCAGGGCATTAGATGAACGGGATAGGTTAGAGGCTCAGCGAAAGAGGCTTGGGGAACCTGTGTCCCTTCCCACTGCATCTGAAAGGGCTCCATTCCCCAAGGGGATAGACGAAGTTGTAGAAGGAGCAAAGAGACAAGAGAAGCTTGTCGAGTTAGAGAAAAAGCTTGACCTACAACAGACCGAAAGAAGGATTGCGTTTAGTGCTAGGGACATCGCCACCGACAGGGTTGTTGATGCTAGAAATAGGCAGGACGAAGCTCAGAACAGGATAGACAATTCATGGTTAAATACGTTGTCTGGTGGTTATGCTGCCTGGGAATTTGATACTAAACCTAGAAATGAGGCTAATGTCGAGAGGCATAATGAAAGTCGTAGGATAGTAGCCCTTACGGATGAGATAAAGGAGCTAGACAAGAGTATATCTAAGACTGAGTCGGATATCCAAGCCACTAAGACAGCCCCTCTTCCCAGTTTACCTCTTGGGATTGGTGCAACATCACCGCTATTTTCCCCGGTATCACCAACACTAGGTGCCCCCGATGAGAATCAGGCTTTACAAGCTGCCAGGGATAAGAATACCCAAATGCTTGATGCCAATCAGCAAGCTATGCATGCTAATACAGCAGAGTTACGCAATGCACAGAAGCAGTTAGACATTTTATCAAAGGACACGGTATCGCTAGACGCCGCTATCAGTGATTTCAATAAGGTACAAGCGAGACAAAAGGCTGGTCAGAATCTTGTCGATACCATCATAGGTGGTTCGGCTAAAGACCGTAGAGAATTAGAACGTAGTGGGATATCCACCCTGAAGACACTGTTTGCTCCAAAAACCGCAACGGCGAAGGATATAGGTAGGGCTCAGAAGTTTGCTCCCGAGATAGGTTTCATTGCTGGAGGAGAAGAGAAGCGGAGACAGTTGACTAAACAGGTCAGGCAAACTGGTATTGATGTGTCTGTCAGACAGAGTGGCCTTAAAGGTCAGGAGGCAGATGAGTATCGAAAGTTCCTTACCGACCTAGGTGCCGAAGCTCAGGATACACCAGAAGGCAAGAAGGCTATTCAGCAAGCTAAGGATGCTGCTAAACGACAAGAGGAAGCGGCTCAAATACAGGCAGACATCGCCAAAGACCGTGCCAAGGGCTTGCCTGGAGAGGTGGAGGCTCGTAAAGAGGCTGAGAAGAAAGCACTTGGTGAAGCATTAACAAGGGAAGACTTTGCCAAGTTTGATGAAGCGGCTAAATTGATAGCCAACTCTACAGCCTCCTTTAAGGAGGCTGGTGAGGCACTATTAGAGGGTGCGGGAGTTATCAAGGAAACTCTTGGTGGCTTAAACGAAACCCTTGGGCGTATCCCAGAAAACATCATGTTGACTGGTGAACACAGTATGAATATTGTTGTTAATGGCGGGACTGCACTGGCCCAACAGCTTGTTGACCAAGTTCGTCCAGCTATCGAGGAGCTAATTGAGCAAAGGACTATGAAGGGTGTTGACCCACTAGGACAAGAGAACGTCAATAATGATATGAAACCAGCAGGAACAAGGTAAGGATAATGGCCACTAACGTAACAATGACATATGGGAGCTATAGCTTTTCCCCTGTGCCCTTAATGACATACCAACACCAATTCAATAAGACTAATGGGGGAGTTCCCGTTGGTCATGTTGTGCAACTAACATTAGAGGGAACGCTTACTGCTCAACCGGACACATTCGGAGATATTGTAGTAGTTGATGCGTTACAAGATGAGTTGGTCGACGCTTTCTCCACCGAAGGCCAGCGATTCTACGTGAACTGTGGTGCGAGCGGTCTTCTGGAATGCTATCCACGAATTAATGCTATTAATCTACCGCCCACCACTAACAACTGGGTAACGCACTCAACCTACACTATCGAGATGGAGTTCGATGTTAGCGGAAACGCCCCCTTTATTGATGATGCCTCAGATGAGTGGACTATCGAGTTCATGGAGGATGTCTCTCGCTATACACTTGACCTTTCAACCGCAACAGGGACGGGAAACATTCAGCAGCCCAAGGATGGCGAGTACTATGATATTGACAAAAGCCCGTACCTACTGAGAATGACGCACAACGTAAGTGCCCACGGAAGACGACAGTATAATAATGGTGCGGTTAGTGGTGAAGGGTATGAGCAAGCTAGAGACTTCGTCCTAACCAGACTGGGCTTTGATGACACATATATTTCTGGTGGTGCGTTTAATCTAGACCCTAGCATTTTCAATGCCTACAATCATATGAGGACTAATACTCTCGATGAATACAATGGCTCCTTTTCTGTAAGTGAGTCGTGGATTGTTATGAGTACGGGAGAGAGTGGGGTTCCTAGCCATGCTATAGAGGATTGGACTGCTAATGTCAGCACTACCGTAGATACTGACCTTACTACAGTGTCTATTGATGGTAACATCCAAGGTGTGGAAACTAGAGATTATGGTAGCCCCACCACTGGAACTGCTGGTGACTTCACTATCACCGAGGATAAGTATACGTCAGCTAGTAGCTACTGGACTGTGGTAGCCGATAGACTATACTCTCGGGCACAGCTTGCAGTCGAGCCGATAGCTAACCGCAACCTTAATATCAATCCCTTGACCACTACCTTGGGGAAGTCTCCCAGTCAGGGCTCTATTTCCTATTCGTACACGTATGATGACAGGCCGCAAACCTGCATCACTGGGGCTTTGTCGGAAGTGTTCTCGGTACAGGATACTCACCCGTCTGATGTGTTTGCATCGCTGGTGGTCTTAGGACGAGTATCTGGACCGATTTTACAAGATATCAATACACGTACACATAGCACAAGAGATGTAACAATCGAGGCAGTCATGCCTCCGGTGACTATTTGCCCAACCACAACAGGAAACATTGCGGCTATCTATGCCAGTAGCCCTAAGAATCAGGTTGACCCAATATTATGTGCGTTTGAACAAGATTTACAGGCGACATATGATACGGTTTTCCTACATAATAATGTAGAGAACTGGGACTGGACTACAGGCCGATATTCGAGACAGGTTGGTTGGACATTTATCAACTGTGGTACATCAGGAACGTCACTTTGCTAAGGATTATGACACATGCCAAACTCATGTCCCTTATTCTGGGGTAACCTTACCCTAGAACAGTGGAGCGATTTAACTGTTGGTCAATACTCAAAATTAGGGATGACCACAGAGAGTATCCACGGACCATATGACCATACGCTATTCCTTGGGTGTAGCGTTATGTCTTTCTCCCTGTCTATGGGATGGAATTCTCAGCAGAGTGAGCTAACAGTTCACTTGGCAGAGGATACATGTACATCACCTGCGGGTGCATACAAGACATATTGGGATGATAGTCTTAGCAAGCAAACCACCACTGCTGTCGACCCTGGTTTCTTTGGGATGGACCGATGGCAGAGGGCTAATGGCACCCAATACTCTGGTACAAAGGAGAACACTGGGGATACCCTTGTACGAGCAGCCTTAGATATTGAAGGTTGCCCTGTATACTTCCGAGTGGGTGACTTTGAATACTGTGGTATCATTCAATCATGGACTCAGAACCGTGGCAACACTGCCAACCCAACTTATGGAGTGAAGATTTCTGACCCTCGCCTACTTCTAGAGGGTACACAAGTAATCATTGATAACTATGCTGGTGCGGTTGGTGGTGCAGGATGGAGTGAGTCTACTGGCCCATATAACTTGGTAAATGCCTTTGGTTTTATGGAGGGCTTTGGTTCGTCAGCACCCGCCTATTCTTATGACGCTACAACGGGCGGATACTTACCTGGGAACTTCGGTCCTGACGGTGCAACATTCGGTAGTCCCGCTGGTGGTTTCGGTGGTGCGGTAAACAATGATAATGGAGTGCAGTGGAATCGACTCGCACTTGCTATCAACTTACTTCTTAACTCTCATCCTAGACTGCGTAATAATTGGTCGCCATATGGTCGAGTGATGTACCGTGGTGCTGACTCTGCCCTTGGTATGGGAATTATGGGGTACGACCAGATTGAGGCACTGGGGCCTTTCTCTGGTTTGAGTAACTTCCTGAGTGAGTATTTGGTCGATATCAGTGAACTGCCAGTCATGCCAGATAACTGGCGGCTCTCTGGTTCTAACATAAACTTGATGGATGCCATTCAACAGGTGTGCGATGCGGCTGGATATGACTATTATGTAGAGCTAATCCCAGTCGTTCAGCCTGGACTATCCAGTAGTGGCATTTCCAAGTTCATCAAAATTCGTACCGCCAGGAGAACAGACCAGATTAATGTAGATGCTATCGGTCAGTTCATAGGTGATGGTGATGGATATATTAGTGCCAGCCAGGGTAAGGAACTCCGAAATGAACCCACCGCTGCTTTCGTCCTGGGTGGCGAGAAGCAGACCGTTTACCAAATAGGTCAGAGCGATGACCCAGATGGCGAAGGGGATGATATTTGTCAGTTAGGAGACTGCTATGAAACAGAGAATGAGTCTGCTGATGATGTAATCCTGCCCTACTTCGGTAAGTATGACAATGGTGATATCATAATGCCGTTTAAGGATAGGAACAACGGTTGGGGTATCAAGGTTTATACTGACAAGGTTAATTCCCAGCTAGCCTATCCACTGACCACCGGAGTGGTGACCATCACCGAGTTAGAGATGATGGCTGCTTTGGGCGGGTATGATACGTGGTCATCTTATGCCACATCCTATCTTGACGCTGCTGGTACCCTTTATGCCAGTGAGGCAATGAGGGCATATCCCCCAGATATAGAAGCTGTTGCCCCATTAAACTTTGTACGTGCTGCTAAGGCCATCTTAGACAATAACGCACAAGTGTTACCTAGAGACTTCCAGCAGATGCATCCAAACGCCGGTAAGGTCAAGAGTCAGGTTGCTGAGGAAGCAGACTTGGCCCAAGACCTACAGTCAATCTATTCATGGATAAACTCGTTTGCCTCCAACTATGCCAGGAAGTTCCAAGTGCGGGTACCGTACACTGCACTGAGAACGGACGGAGAAAGCTTCCAAATCCTCACAAGTGAGGAGCCTAGTGACGGTGGCTGGACAGAACAAACGGGTATTATAGGCTTACCGACAGACCAAATATCGGGAGCCCCATTCTTCCAGCTTGATGATGGTAGGTATGGAGCGATGGTTCGCTTCAATTCTGACATCGTCCGTGTGGTGGACTTCTATGATAAGCGTGAAGACCCAGACTTGGATGAAACGTGGAGGATAGTCGCAAGCGGTACGCGAGACTTCGACATGACGAAGTTTAGCTCTGACGATTATATCCAGTACAGTGGGGGCACATGGATACGAGCTACTGCTGAACCTGAGTATGCATACATGGACTATGATACCAGATTCAGTCCACGTGTTGTACTGGAACTCCCCGCCCCGGTTCATGAGCTACCAGATAGTCTTGGGATGCCTGGGATACGTTCAGTCCCATTACTTATGGAGTACTTTGCTGCTGAGAAACTTCCAGCGGGACCGGCACGTGTTGCTGCGATTGCCAAGGTGAGAGATAAGATTAAAAAGCTTTTATCTGCACCGGCAAATAAGATGGCAGACTATGTTATTCCAACATCTGGTTACATTCCTGATGCTGCGGCATTTGGTTTAAAGAGTAACATCCTTCGCTATGGTCCTTGGATAACAGAGGGACCGGCTGGGCAGATTAAGATTGAAACAGACGATGGTCTTGTTCCATGGCAGTATGGGAATTATCGACTGATGAATCTTGCCGGTCAGGCGATAGCAGATGAGGGTATCACACAGCGTCAGGTAGGGGAGATGGGCGATATCAATGCCCCTGGCTATCCTACACTTCCTGGCGGTACAGAGTTACTTGCACTAGGTCAGGGATTCTATGGTCCTGGCACACATCTTGTTGAACATCGCACAACCTCTGCCACTAACTATAATCAGCCACATCAATCGTTGGGCTCCTTTAACGTAGATTACTACAACGTGCCAATTGGTGGTTGGGATGGTACCTATGGACCCAATATCACCAATGTATCTGTCAATGTTGGGCCTGGGGGCGTATCTACTACCTATGCTATGAGGACTCACACTCCTCAGTATGGTAAGTTTGCCAAGTACAACGCTGGTCGGTTGCAGAAAATCAGCCAGAACGCTATGACTGTCCATAAGGACAGGAAGAATGTTCTTAAGCTTGCGAAGACACGTAGCCATGAAGGTATGGTGGCTGCTGAGTCTAGGCGACTCAAGGGGCTGAACGAAGAAGGTGTGGATGTTGGTGTGATGGCAGGGCCAGCACGCTCACCGCACGAAGCACTGGTCGGCTCCTATTACAAATGGACAGCCGAGACATCTGCCACGGGTACTGGTATTGCCGACACAGGTAACTACATGCGTACCTGTATAGCGACTGAGCCCCTGAGTGAAATCCCCAGTGAACTGGCTGGGGGTGGTATCTTTGATTATTCAGATAAGGCTATCTGTAGTTGGGATGCCCTGTTCAGACCAGCCGAGGTAGATGGAGAGAGTAATCTTCCGCAATATCAAGACAATAAGAAGGACCATATCTATCCTGGCCTGGGCGAGGATGTAGGTGGATGGACACAACCCAAGGGGGCACAACCGCCCCTTAATTCTGTCGTGGATACAGGTGTGTATGGGACTGGTGCCGCCAATACTGGTATTACCGGATTCTCCCAATGGGTTACGAATGCCTATGACAACCTCATCAGTAGTACATATCTTAACGCATTCGCCATAACCAATGGATTCCCGCAATCTGGATATAGCAATACTCCTGACCATGGTCACGATGTTGATATTATAGCACGTGGCTTAAGTGCCCCAACTGGTACTGGTGGGCTGCTGATGGGCTTCTCTGCCCTTGGTACAGGTTCCGGTTTCGACTCTCTGAAAAACCAAGACTATCCTACAGAGGGTGGTCAGCGACCAATGGTCATTCGTGGTCCGGTTATTGTTGGTGGCTGGGGATTCGACCTTGATGGTCGACCTGTACCCGCCAGTGCTGATGACCCCACTAAGTTCATTGACCACTGGATGCGTAAACCCCAGACATGGAAGGTTGGTCCGATTGACCTCAGGTGGGATGATGAGCGAAATTGCTGGACTGCCCCACCTTCTTACCGCCTCACCTACTCAGTTTTCCAGGGGTTCACAGCCAATGGGAATTATGACCCTCAGACTGATGATGATGGTAACATCATAGGGTATGAGATGCAGCCTGGATGGGGGCCAGCTATTACCTATAAGGGTGCTGATGGCTTGGTTGATGCGACAGGTGGTACGCTAGAAACAGGTGTTATCACTGCTGTTGACTTTATGAACCTGAGTCCAGTTAGTGGAGATAGAATCGCCACCTACTTTGACCCGTTCCATAGACAGCATATCATCATTACTGCACCTGGAAGTGGTAGCACTACTAGTGGTGTGCAGGAATCTCAATACACAGCGATTACTAAAACCGGTGACCCATCGCTGTGTGCATTGGACGATGCTTGCAATAACACCCAAACAGCAGACCTAACATTCTCTTGGCCGAATAACCCAGATATGCATGAAGGTGATGTTCAGATAACAGGCGTGTCTCGTATGACCCCTGGCTGGGCATTCCAAGTTGTATCTGGTAACTATCCATTGACAGGATGTTGCGATGAAGATAATAGTGAGCCTGTTTACGATATTATCGGATGGCCATCCAACATCTTTGAGAAGGCAACCGTCAAGGAAAGCGGCTTAGCTAACCCGTTTTTGCAAGATGGTGAGTTTGGCAGATACACCTTGAATGTGACTGTTGACCGGTTACTCACAGACGGCAGTCCATTGCCTCCGAACCTCTTAGCCAATGTTCCGACTCCCGTGCGTAGCCTGACAGAGTTAGCGTTACGTTATCCATCGGGAACACCGGTCTACATAGAGTATAACCAAGCTGCTGCCGACTGGTACGTTAAAACGATTCCGAGCGATGAGGTATGGGTAGAAGTTAAAGAACCCACCGGAGTAGGCGGATGGGTCAACCAAGAGGCTGATGTTGCTCGACTCGTTCATGTGACTCCTATTCGGGCTCCACATCAATCGTCTGGTCCACAATATCTGACAGAGGAAGAGGCTGCGTTCCCCGTATGGGTTCCTCCTTCGCCCAACCAAGACTTAGCTATTTGGTCTGGTGACAAGCTGACTGTCAAGCTGGACAATTATGGCTCTGGTCTTGTAACGTCCGACTGCTATGATGACCCCATTGGCACCATCAAGATGTACAATGGTGGCACGTTGCGTCGAGGTTGGAGAATCCTTCCCGACAGTTGTGGTCGAACTATTGTTGGTTGGTGTACTAGTGAAGAATGTGCTGACGATAGCGGGTATGTTGGTTCGTGTGATTACACAACAGTTGGTACCACAGGTGGTATCACGGGTATCGCTATCAATCCTCACTATGTGCCGCATACAGGGCATGCCCATTACATGGGATGGGAATGCTCTGACTATACGCAGGTCAGTGGTTACCAGGGTGTCGATGACGCACTGTATGTATGGGAGGCCCCCGACTCGTACCCATATGATATTCAAACGTCGGCAGCATCTGGTCAGCCTGGATGGCATACTCAGCTTAAACCTGGGAACTATCCGTGGGACTATGTTGACCCGCCGACACTTGTGCCTGAGGCAGATTTAGATAGTCGCTCAGGGCTGTTCCATTCTACAGAGGATAACCGCATGCCATGGATTGCGGAGAAGATTCAGGAAAGGTATATGTAATGTTCAAGCCCGAGAAACATGCCGCTATTATTCTATCGTATCCCAACGACACTGCCACATGCAAGTTGACGCGGTGGCTAAGCAATATTGGTGTGCACAACGTGATGTCTCTCAATGAGAAGACTAAGGCAGAGCACACTGTTTACAATGCCTATATAGAGATGGCCCTTGCCTCTAACTTCAACCACTTCATCTTCTGCGATAATGACTTGAAGCCTATCCAGACACAGATGCGACCATGGTTAGAGGCTGAGGCTGATGTGGTGTGTTGTGAGTATCCGATAGGCCGCACTCACGAAGAGGGATGGGCGTCGTACAACGCATTCCACACTGGCATCTGGCGAACATCACGCAAAGTTCTTGAGGCTATCGAACCTCCCTGGTTCACGCTTCGCTACACGGACGATAAACAAGTTCGGCTAACTGGATGTATCTGCCAAACTTTTAGAGACAGGGTTTTGAAGGCTAGATTCTCAATCGCTCATGTTGGTTATGCAGACCATGAGGTAAAGAAGAAATGAAGAAGCCTAGCCTAGCTGCACAGGGTGTTAACTATGTGCGGGAACGTAGGGAGTGGAAGGCTGCTGGCAAGCCTATGCGTCCAGCTAAGCTCATCAAGTACATCTATGAGAATATCTGCAAGCCATGCGAACACTTCGATGGGGAACAGTCGCGGTGCAATGTGTGCGGTTGCTTCATTAAGATGGAGGGCGAGGCGTGGAATAAGCTGGCATGGGCTACTACAAGATGTCCGTTGGTTCCTCCGAAGTGGAAGAACATTAGCCAGGATGATAGACCAGCATTAAAAGGTCCACCCAAGCCAAAGAAAAATCCCCCTGCCACTAAGAACAAGCGACAGGGGGATGAGGAATGCAAGGGTTGTGGGAAGAAACCTTAATCAGGTTCGTGCAAGGTAAATAGTTTACTTTTGGCATGTGCGAGGTTTAATGCAGCTTGTGTGAACTGCATAGCCTCTCCAGATGTGCTACTCTCCTTTGCTTTTGCAGCTAAGACTTCGATAGCCTCATCAAACTTTCGTGCAGATTTTTCAGCATCAGTCATAGGGTTCTACCTCCTAAAACTTAATGTCACCAAACAGGTGTGGTGACTACACCTTAGTCTTCCTTCTTCACCCACTTGTACCAACCACGGTTGGGAAGATAACCATTCTTGCAGTCATCTTCTTGGTCGGCTCGGTTCTTCTTCTCGCTATCCGAGAGAGCGTCCCATCGACGTTTAGGATACAGACCTTTGCCCTTTTTGGTAGCACCAAATACGAGTCGGGCATAACAGTCCTTGCAGTGCAGTTCGTAGAACTTATCTTCGTCAGCATTCTGACGGACTACGAAACGCAGATTAGTCTTGGAGCAGCAGCCGCAGCTAGCTTCTTCAAAAACCTCTTGGAGCTTTGCTAACTCCTCCCACAATTCAACAATGTTGTCACCTTCTGCTTCGACGATGACGGATGAGTTCACTTTCTTTTGAGCTTTCAACATTACTTAGTCCTCCAACTAGAGTCGTATCCCCGCAACTCTTCGGGGATGTTATCGGGTTCACCCTGTAATTTAGACACTGCTTGAATCAAGCTAGCGACATTAGCACCAGAGAGGTCTGCGGCGGGTTTAGGACTGCCGATTTCGGCTTCAATCAACTTGTTAATGTTAATATCCAATCCCCGTTTCGGGTCACCACACAAGGTTTCTAATACTGCCAACTGTCCATCATTAGCACCATCGCTTACTGCGTCAGTAAACGCGGGCTCTACATTATTATACCCCTTGCTAGCCTCTTCTGCTACTAAAATCTTATTTAATTTCAGAAGTCTTTTGAGTGCACGACTCTCTGCCATCGTGTCTGCTGCGGCAAAGAGATAGTCAATGTACTCGCCAGCATTCGAGGGTGTGGCACTGGCTATGCTTGAGAATACGCGAATGTCCTGCTTGTCAAAGTTCCACGCCACAGATATCGTATGCTTCACCACAGCTAGCTTATCATGGGAGCATGCCATCAGGTCACTGTCGGATTCGACAATTTCGCCCACCTGAGATTCAACTATACGACGCAACCCATTAACCACAGGAGTCTTCTCGTCGTACTTCTCATCGTCACAGAGCGAGTTCAGCACATGCTCTGTCCACCGAGGATGCTCAACACCCATGGGCGGCTCATCATCAGTTTCCTCTGCCGGGGTATCCGAGACAGCTTCAAACATATCCTCAAGGACGATAGGCTCATCGTCGTCGCCCTCTAATGAGTCTTCAAAGTTTGACACAAGAGCTTCTTGTTCAATCATATCCTTACGGGATTCTACAACCTTCTCGTTTTGTAGTTTCTCAAGAGCCTCAATGACATTGGCCTTCCCCTTGACTTTATTCGCCTTTTCTCGGGGCATGCCCAGGGCTACTAACTTGTCACGTAACTTAGCAACTGTTTCAGCCATTACTTATCTCCCAGTACAATGTAGCGGTTATCCCCTCGGGGCCGCTTGGTTTTCACTCTTTCCAAAGTAGCCAGCAACTCTGCCAGCACATCACGCTTAAACTTAGCCGACAACGACTTAGTCTGTTTCACTCGTATGAGAACCATACCCAGGTTCAGCACCAGGGCATCCTTCTCGGCATCTGCCGTTTTAGTCTGTGTGAGTTCCTTTGTGCCCCACACATTACGTTCATGAGATGGCCCATCAACCTCAATGATGGTCGCCAAATCCTTCACGTACAGGTCAATATGAAGCCGCTGATTCTTCACCATATGGACTTCGTGACAACTCACCTGATAGCCAGCCTTCAACAGTTCCTTGTGGAGAAACCGTTCCAGCTTAGACCCGTGCTTCGCGGCCTCGCGTATATGCTCCTGCCCAGTCTTAATGAACAGTTCCTTTTCGGCCTTAGACTTGCGATTCCACTGTTCCTTGCCAGCCTCGGACCTTTCTTTCTTTGCCGCATCACTGAGATTGTCATAGACCTCCGACATTTTCTCACTCATCTTAATCTTGGACTCTTCCGTATGGCCCTTGTCCTGAGTCGGATGCTCATGCCGCCCACTAGCCAGGGCTAACTTCTGAGCCTCACTACGAGAGCGGATGTGAATCCCGAACCGTTTGAGGTCACGCCGAATCTTGTTATTGTATGTCCCACATGCTTCGGCAATTTCTGGAATGCTATGCTGGCATTCTTCGTATGCTTCACGCAGGAACTTAGCTTTACCAGTATCATCCAGCGTCAGATACTTCTTAGCTCTACTGAGTAACGATTTTGATAAGCTCATTGTGGTCATAGTCCTTTAGAATAGCGTAGGGTTGCTTCCAACACTTAGTCATCAGTTTCTCGTGGTGTTCACTACGCACGATGGTGTTACTGTCATAGTATGCGGCATGCATCAATCCATAGCGAGAGGAAGGAGCGAACAACCACTCCAAGTCCCACACATAGAAGAACTTTTCGGATGCACACGGCAGCTTCTTCAAAATAAATGCCGTTTCCAAGTCAGTGGCGATTAGCTTCCCACGGAAGCCCCACGCCTCAATCATACCCATGATGGGGAATCGTGCTATCTCGGTTGGTAACCCTGGATTCTCAGTGAAGAGGACAGGGTTCAAATGCGGTGCCTCGTCCACCACGCGATTGAGGCAGGACACCATTAAAATATTATGCTGTGATGGCACTAGGTCTTTTATTAAAACACCAAACTGACTCATTGTGGCACTTTCTCCATGGCTTTCTGTGACTCTTTTTCGTACCCCAGGACACCGAAGATTTCCGCTACCCGATGGTAATAAGTTTCCCTAAGGTTAAGCTGTTCAGGTGGGACAGATGAGTGTACGGGGGTATCGCGGATGGCATAGTCATGTGGATGTTGTTCGTCGAAGCAGATTCCCAACTTTGTCGATGCCATTAAGAGTGATGTTTCCCGAGTTGTGACTTGGCCAAGATACTGAGGCATGGGTACTCGGAACTCACCCACAACGAAAACACGCTCACCATCTACAATATGGTTGTACAAGACATCCATTTGTTCTATACCAATTGGACGGTCTACAATACATAGTACATCCGACATGTAGCGTTCATCACCGTCCACAATTGGAAAGTGAGCTAAGTCAGCACAGTGAGTCATTCTCACCCAGGGACTATCCAGGTTCTTAAGTATGGTTTCAGGTGTATGATGAGTCACACAGAATAAGTCTGGTGTTAACTCATCCCAACTGCCAACCCCCATCATCACCAACTTGGCATCGCAGCGGTCGAGTGCAGCCGGAAAGCTGTGCGTCACATCATCAGGCTCAATGATGAGCATATCTGGTGATATTTCCACAGCCATATCATTGACAGGTTTCACCTTAGGTTGCCATGCGACGACCTCGTGACCCAGGGTAGACAGTGCACCTGCTACACCATCCCAGATTGGTTGTCCTGGCTTATGTGAGATTACTATTTTCATTTGGAAGCCTCTTCGGTTAGGCGTCGACTCATAAATCCTCTGAAATGCTCCTCAAAATCAACTAGTATGTCGATTGCACTAAAGCGTATATCATGATTCCAGCTTTTCAAAAGAGCAGTAATGCTAATATCAACAGCCCCACCCTCTTCTTCTATAATGGTGCTGTTAGCGTCCTGACTTATTGTGTTAGGACTGTTGAACCATAGCTTGAACCACCATCCAAGACGACCCTGTCTCATAAGCGACTCATCATAAGCTACCATTGAGTGTATTACCTCTTCCCCTTTACGGTATGACAAGATGTCTTCAAACCGTTTCGCCAACTCATCGCTAGCTTGGTCTACAAGATGACTCATAATATTCCTTTCACTGTCTTTAAGTCCTTGGAAGAGTCCATGTCATTGACCTTGATACCCGTTGGCATCACCGCATGTAGCTTACCTCCATGCTCGATGATGAAGTTCAATGCCTCAAAGCCAAATAGCTTTTCCTTACCTTCTGCCCAGGCAATGTTCTTGAGCAGTTGTAGCTCACGCCCAGTGAAGTAGGCAATCTGTGCCCACTTATTAGGTAGGTCGTACATCACATTCTCTATGATACCATCGTTGGAGATAGTGCAACCAACTTCATTGTCTGTCATGGTACTTGGGGCGATAATCACAGTAGACTCATCTTTGAACTTGTACTGTAGTGCCTCCGTGTTAAACACCAAGTCGCCATAAACTATTAAGACACTATCGGTGGTAGCTGCTCTTAGCCCCATCCCGATGCTACGTAGGACATTAGTCTCTGCATACATCTCGTTCTCAACGCAGACAACATCAGGTGGCATTTGGTTCATCACGCGACAGGCTTCGTAGCCAGCCACCAGGATAACCTCATACTTCCCAAACATACCAGCTATGATATCTAACTGGTGTTGAATGATAGTGCGATTCGGAGTAATCTTGATGAGCGGTTTAGGCCCATAGGACTTCATACGCACACCTTCACCAGCCGCAGGGATGATGATGCTATACTTACGACCTTGTAGTGGTCGAGCCTTCTGAAAAATAGGGGCTACGTTACGCCTTGCGTTGCTCACCTTGAAGTATCCTCATATCATGTGAACTGTCGAACTCCACCATCTTGGTGACCGCAATCACTTCTGGGATATGGTACCACACCACCATTGGATAGCGACGTAGCACATCAAAGAAGTATAGGTTCTGTAGCTCCTCGTTGAACCTCACCTCCCTGTGACGCTTGTCTATGAACAGCGGTACATTGACCACATGTTGCATGTTCGGAATGAAGTCCCTACCATACTGGGCAATCTCTCGCTGCCCATCGTGTATCATTGTATCTCCATACACACCACCGAACCGTGGATATTCCTTGAAGATACGACGTACAGTCTTGAAGGTAGACTCTGGAAGAAAGCCCTCGTACACAGTATCATTCTCGGAGTAGAAACCATATGCGTCGGCCTCTACTTCTTGGATGATGCGGTTGAAAAGGGCAGGGGCCGAACCCTCGCCCTCATGGACCTTATTCTCATCGCCGTGGAACGTGATTACTCGGGGAAGTTGCTGCATAGCTCAGTAATCCTCTTGATGTGCTTGGCGTCGTCGGGACATTGCGTTTCAATCTTGAGCCGCAGACCATTCTCTCCCTGTCCACCGAGTGCCTTATGCACTTGAAGTGGGACAACCATGCCGTTGCCAGCCTTGGTAGGGGCAATCAGCGGGAATTGCAGGAGGTCGTCATTGACCATCTTGGTGAGTTGCTCAAATGTGTCGTCCGGTACTTTACATCCAGCACGGAAAACACTGTAGAAGGACGAGTTGCAGAACATGATAAGCTCATCCAGTGCCTTATTGTCACTGTAAGCACTAGCAACCGCCTTAATCTTCCATGGGATACCACATGAGTCAAGGACATCGCGGATGGAGGTAGGCTTGATGAGCGGATTCTTGATTATCACGCTGATGTGATTTGGGCGAACCGACTGCTTGGAGATGCTATCTACAGTTGTTTTAAGGTCTTCAATCGAATCATTACTAAAGATGACAGCCTGATATTGCAGGTCCATCTCGGCCTCAAGCTCATCATCCTCTGTCCATTCAGACTTAGCTACAGCATCACGCCACGCCTGAGTGCGATGACACTTACATCGTCGATTGTTGATAACATAGAATTCCTTCTCTTCGTCATATACTTCTATAACCTCGACCTCATGGGCCAGGAATTTCTCCAACTGCTTACGCTCGCACCCAATCTGAGTAACCTCGTCATACTCAGCCCAGATACAATCCTTACACGATGTGTGTACCGTACTTATCATGTTATAGTCCTCTCATAGGAACGAATAATACTCTCAAGTCACTGATGGCCGGTGGTGCAGGTTCATCAAACGACTCCCCACCTTTAGCCTTATGCCACCTATCACACCACTGTAGCCATGTGCCACCTATCACACCACTGTAGCCATGTGTTATGTATCTTTTGAAGATACTCGTTAGCATCCTCTTCGGTCTGAAATCTCTCTACGAATTCGACGCTTTCCACATAGTCGTAGTCTAGGTTTACTCTGATGACTAGGTATTCATCCATAGTTTAGTCTCCTAAGTATGTCCTCATCAATCCGTATTCTCAAATCCTCGATTACTTTATGAAAACTGGCCGCACACTTTGCACACCTAACAGAGCCACAGAAATCCTCCGACTCATCATCAATGGGATTGCCACAGTCCTGAGTACCGCAAATCCCCTGTTCATTCCTGTACCACTGGTTAGCAAGGGACGTACCCTTTCCATCGGTAGGCTCTATCTTGAACTGTGGTTTATAAAGCACTTCCCACTTCTTCCACTCTCTCATGGACTCGGCCTCTCCACCACAAAGCTATACTCATGTTTAATCCGCTCAGTCCTAATCACAGCCAGACCCTTGCTATTAAACCAGTTGTACATATCGAGGTAGCTGGAAATCGAGTGTCGCCCACCATACAACTTCTTTACCGCATCACCCAGTGCCATCTCCTTGACATAGTACGCACGTGAGACACTGGTAAGGTCGGTGCCACTCATGATAAGGGTACCACCATAGACCAGTTTCTGTGCTACAGCGTCGAGAAACTTATCTCGTTCCACAACATAGTCAGCAACATCACCCATGTCAATCTCTTCACAGCAGCTATTATCTAACTGCATCAGCTCATTGACTGTGAACACCGTGCCACTATACTGTACACCTTGCTTACGTTCCAGAATGAGTTTAATCTTCATCGGGTATATACCTCGGTTGCTGCTTTGTTAAAGATGGGAGCCCAAGCTGCTACGAAAGACTTGAAGTTGAACAGCTTCTTAACAAAGGCCGCAGCCTCTTCGCCCAGGCTGGGCTTGTTAAGATACTGTTTTAGCTCAGGCAGTGATTTGATAATGTACCCAGTTTTCCCGTGAATAACAATATCATCCAATAATGGTGATGCCGTTGTTATCACTGTGCAGCCACGTGCCATAGCTTCCAAAAGCATGATAGGAACGTAGACTGCTTCCTTAATGTTGAGGAATATCCGACTCTGACCAATAGCCCACTCCAACTCGTTCGGTGAAGTTATTATAGGCGAAACGTCTGGACTATGCCCCACAAATTTCATAGGAATGGAGATTTGCTTGGACAACTCTTGCAGCAGCGGAATCTCATTGCGAACAAAGTCACCGCTGATAGCTATCTGGTCCTTCTTATCCATCCATTCGTAGTCTGGAATACCATATGGGACTACCTTGCCAGTGCCCCACTGCTCCAAAGCCCGTTGGTCTGTGAATACTCTCACGCACGGCTTGTTATTCTTATTCCACAGAAAGACCTCCTCAGGCTTGAGAGAAGGTGGCATCAGCATATGTTCCATCAGCACAATCGGGAGATGCATTTCGCTAGCAAGTCGCCTCGCATTATCCCATTGTGTAGCATGATTATTGCACAGGATAAAGTCGAAGTCCACGTGTGGAGGAACAAAGTCATTAGCCGGTGGCAGCAGATGAAAGTTAGCCTCTGGTGGCAGTGCCTGTGTATTCCATGGATACTGACTGGTTTCCTTTATCCCATAGAAATGGTGTTCGGGGAAAGCCTGACAAAGCATCCTCTCAAAGAAGCCATCGTGCGGAAAACACAGGATGTTGTATGCAGAGTGCGTCTTTGCACGACGTACTATGTTGTGGATTGTGATACTCACCAATCAACCTCCTCATTCCAGAAATCTCTCCACTCAGTCCAGTCTGTGGCCTGATGCCATTCGTAGATTTTCACTGCAATAAACACAATTATCATAGAGATGAACGACAGTGGGCCACCTGTAGCCAATACTATTGATAAAACTCTATCCTGACGGTTCCAGCTTGGATTGTCTGGATGATTTTTCAACACGTGGCGAAATATTTTATAAGACCATATGGCTGTTGTAAAATAAACTATCAGGGCCAGTGTGATAACTGGGTCTATCATAGTACACCCCTCATCTTTTCTGCGATGCTATCATAGCTTAGGAAGTCAACACGGTTAACAGTATCAGCCCAATACTTATCTGGGTCTTTCTTCCACTCATTAAAGTGGGTGCGGAGCCTACGCTGTAAGTTGAGCAAGTCAACCTCCATCCAAGTCTCACGCCCAGTGTAAATGAAGGGTAGCGGAGCTTGCTTACTGTACACGGGAGTCTCGTGGGCCTTAATCAGGTAGGGGCCACGATTGAGACAGCTATGAACAATAGACTCCATGCTTGTACCTTCGGTCACCAGGGCACGGTTACCCATACCGATAGCATCAAGCAGTGGTTGACAGCATGCTTCTCCGCGAGATGGCATGACGAACAACTGACACGCCCTATGTAAGCCCATCAGGTCTTCCGTGGACAGTCTATCGACAACCACAATCTCTTGTCTATACATATTTGGGTCAGGGTAAATTCGCAGTATCTTTTTAATGTCAAGGAACTGCTGATTCACCTGTTGCAATAACACCTGAGGGTGCATATTCCCAAGGTATGTCTTGATGACTAAGTTGACCGGCTCATCGTTAGTAAACTCGCGATGGAATGCTACCAACAGTGCATGGATATTCTTCCGTGGAATAAACTCACCGATGAAGTAGATATTGAAGTGGTTGTCCAGCTTAGACAATGGAAACCGTGTGTAATCTACACTCCTATACTTATCCACATCTACCGGAATGGGCATACTATGGACAGGTACCGAGACTCCCGCATTCTCAAGCACCTTGCACTCATCAACACTAGACACCCAGATTTCATCCATCGAAGAACAGGCATCTGGCCACGGCGTCCAATCAATGTTCTTAGTTTCCAGGTAGAACAGGCCAATGTTTTTAGCCCCCTCAACACGAGTCAGCATGTGTGGCAATACATTCTGTATAACTACATCATATTCTGAGCACTCTATATCCTCAAGGTCAAGAATGTCTGGACCAGGGGTATGTATAGTACTTCCCATGTAGACTGGTCGTGCCGCTATGTTATGAGTGGTGCGTATCAGTGCACGAAGATAGCTCCGTGCAGCCTCACCCCATCCATCAGCTTGTCGGTATGGACCTATAAAGAGAATGTTCACTTCTACCTCCAAGGGGCTCTCACGCCCCACATTCCCAACTTGTAGTTACGGCTTGGATGCCACCCCTCGTCATCTACCACAGCCTCGCCCTTAGGGGTGGGCCATACATAGAAGAGGATGACGACAGCAATGACGAGCAGGACACTATCCATCATACTGTTCCTCCCGCCAGTTTACCAAGGTACTCCTCAGCCTCATCCTCGGTCTTGAACACAACATCAGACATCTCAAGGACGAAACTATGATTATGGATATTATCATCTGGCAGCACTGTAACAACGTGTTTGCCACCCAGTGCATGTGCCATACCCATCTCAGCGACAGTACCAATGGATACTCTCTCTGCTCCACGAACAAGATTAACATAGATGACATCAGCCTTCTCAATCATCCAGCGGTCACGCCGTAGGATAGCATGATTTGTAGACAGCGGGTGTTCATATCCCTCAGCCTTAAACTCAATCTCGTTCCTGAGGTAGCTCTTACCACACATGGGATACAGTACATCGAAGCCCATCTTAGATAGTTTGCCGACAATCTTCTTGTAGTAACCTACTACCTCATCATAACCCTGGCCAGAGATTGGACCAGCACAGTAGATGCTAAATTGTGGTGCAGACGGTACCATTGGAAGTAAATCCCCAAAGACATCCTCAAAAGCTTGCAGCATATCACCGTTATTCATTGACTAATCCCTTCTTCAAATGTGCATACTCGATAAAGTCAGGCGATGCCATCTGGACACGCCCACTCCTGATTTCCTCTAGACGGTTACGGTTCTTTGCCATGTTAGAAAAGATATTGTAAGCGTCTTTCCTTTCAAATGGATGCAGCTTGCCACCCTTGACGATACCCTTGATGTTCAAGTCTCTCAGTAGCGTCAGGTATAGCTGTGAATTAAGATAGGTCGGGTCACCCAGTACATCCAAGGTTGCCCACTTCATGAAAGCTACATTGTCCTGAGTTTGTGGTGCGGCCTCAAAGGGTGCGATGGGCTTAATATCCACCTGGGGATTATCCCATTGACCTTGGAGGTCACTCATGTCGACAGCATCGAAGTATCGCTCCCACTTCTTAGCGGTCTTGTCCCAATCCCAGTGTTTCTCAGCAGCCTTACGGGCGGTGCGACCAACACGGTTACGCATCTGGGTTGGCTTGTTAAAGAAGTCGACCAGCTTATCAGCCAGATACTCATTGTCAGGAGATGCACGATAGGCGTGGCTCTCCATCTCTCGGAACAGGTGCTTCACCTTAAGGGCGACTCCACCAGTATACTTAGCAACATCCTCCATGGCACTGTAGTCTACAGCCATAATGGGCACCCCGCAAGCTGCTGCTTCAATCGCTGGCATGCCCATTCCCTCGCAGTTATGTACACAACCTAGCTTGGTAACATAGCTATTGTCATCAGCTACTTCAATATTATATACATCATCCTTATAGTCACTATCACTAATACCCTTTATCTTTAGCAAGTGATAGTCTCCATAGTATAGATGTGCCGAGCTAGTCCGTTTAGTTGGCGTGAAACCATCCTTTACCACATCACCAGGAATCTCAAATGTATATTGAGGTTGACGGTTTCCAGACTTATGGATGATGCAACAGTTGAAATTACATCGTTGTCTTCGCAGTAGAACCTTTACTTGGTCTGCCAGTACCTTGGATATGGTGCTGAATGAGGTCACGTTTCTTCCACGGTGGTTGGAGTAACATCCATCTCCACTGAACAATCCTTGAAGAACCCTGGCCTGTTTAGCTAATCCAATCTGAGTTATCGCCCAGTAGGGTAACTGCTTTTCACCATGACTCTTACACCATGATTTAAAGACATCTCGATATAAGGTCGAAGGTATCTTAATATCTACAGCATCTCTACCATCGTATGGTGAGATGGTAAGTAGATTATTTGGACATATCTCCCTGGCCACTCTAGTACACAGGTGTAAATTATCAAGCTCTTTACTAGCTTGTGTAACCTGTATTTGACCACAGCTTTTATTAGCATGGCCGTCAGCAGCATATAGCCCCACAAAGTAGCAAAAATCATCCGTGAGCTTCACGTATCGTGGATAGGTATTGCCATAAGTATATGCAATCTCATCCTCGGTGATTGTACAATCAGACTTCTTAGCATACTCTGAGATATCGAGGTCTTTCAACTCAACAATCTCACTATCAATAGGCATCGCAATCAAATCACCAGGGCTCAGGTCAGCAACCGGCTTCCACTCGGGAGTAGGAATCACCTGACCTTTTCGCAATTTATCCCCAAAGATTTCCCTGGCGGTCTTATCCTGTGTAGACCCCAATGTCTCCTTAGTGTAACAATAAACTGGGTGATTGTCCGTAATAGTTAGTGTCTCATAGTCACCACAGAGACTAATCTCTTTAACGCTCCCCTTATTCGGACTTGCCATAGTCATCGTCACAGGATGATATGTGCCTGTATGGGTCAACACCATATCCCCCTGGTTAATATCCTTTATAGGGGTCCATCCTCCAAGGGTGCGAACCTCTTCGTCTTTACCAAGGCAGATAGCATATTGCACATACACATCAAAGCAGTTCATCAGAGCCGCTAGGTATTCTGCGTCCACGCCAAAACTGACATTAGGTAATAGGGCAGTAAGGTTCTTGCAATGTGGGCAGGCCGCAATTGCACCCTTAAAGAACGCCACGTGAGGCTTACGACATTGGCTACACACATATGTAAAGAGGACTTTGTGGCCAATCTGATGCTCCTTCAATAGCCTGGGGATGTCCCATCCATTGTCGGGGTAGCTGGTATGACAGTATAAGAATGTCTTCGCAGCCACATCAGCCTTAGCCCTCTTGAGAAAAAGGGAGAATGCTTCAAACAGGTCAGGGAATAGCTTCCGCTTCTGGTTCCTCATCACTGTTCCGATAATATTCATGCTCGGGTCAAGGCCCATCCGCTCTTTATGAGCAGCCTTATCCCTCACAGGACTATACACCTTAAGGTCTACCCCAGGTGCTGCTGTGCCACAGAGAGTAATCGCCCCATTACCTTCTTGCCGCAACACCCCTTGTGCCCAGTCGGTGTACGTCATTATCCCATCAGCCGAGATAAACGTATCAATCCACTCCTCTTGCTGTGGTGCACTATCAACAGTGGGCATCCATACCCAGTGAAAGTACTTACGATATGGACTACGTCGGACGAATGAGTCCATCCAATAGTCACGATAGCAAGCCACTATATCAGGCTTGAAGTCCAGCATTGTACGTTCCAGCCGCCACTCCCCGAACTGAGCCACAGGATTACTCTTGTAGGCTTTGAACTCAGGGTGCTTCTGGTCAGTCACATGATTAGCATAGTACCAGTACTTGATACCTGTGTCACGTGGGTCACGGACCTTACCATAGCTAGCCAAGAGAGCCAGTTCATACTTGCCTGTAGCTTCAAGACGGTCAAGTACTTCCTTAGCGTACTTGCCAAACCCAGACACTACGAACGGAGCCTCACCTAGAAATAGGACTCGCTTCTTTCTCATTTGTTTGCTACACCTATCTTGCGTAAAGCAGATTGATACTTCCGATTAGCCCAGTTGCGACCATAGCCCATTTGCTTCCCTATCTCCTTGAAGGTGCAGTTGTGCAACGCACGGAGTCGAATTACTTCTGCTTCTTCTTCGGTTAGGTTGCTTGGGAGTATTTCCCACATGCCCTGGTGCTTCTTGTCGTCTGGTGGGCAGCATACAAAATCAGAGGTTTGCATGTACTGCCGCTTTTCTTTCTCAAGGTAGCGTATTATGTCCCACCTTATGTATCGCCACATCAAGGTCGATAGTTTCTTAGCACGACTACTATCGAACTTTTCGGCAGCATTCCACACAGCAATACGACCTATCTGAATCATTTCTTCAAGGTCGTCTGCTGTACGTGGACAAAAAGATTGAGCAAGCCGAAGAATCAGGGGCATGTTCTCTTTGATTAGTACTTCGACTTGCTCATCGGATAGCTTAGAACGGGATGTTGTCGTCGCCTTCGCCACCTTCACCACCTTCCTGTTGAGGCTCACCCTCTCCACCGCTTTCATCAACAGGTTCAACAGTATCAGTGGAAGAAGACTGCTTGTTACCACGGGGCAAAAGCTTAAACTCGTCAACGCGAATCTTGTAGACTTCGCGGTCATTCCCGTCCTTATCGGGGAATCGGTCCTGCCGAAGGGAACCTTGTACAAGAAGAGGGTCACCCTTCTTCACATACTTAGCCAGGATTTCGGCACCACTGTCCCAAGCTTCACAGCGGAAGAAGTTAGTCTCTTCTGCCTTCGACTTGTCTTTCTTTCGGAAGCGACGATTCACAGCGAGAGTGAAGTTCACTACAGAAACTTCTTTGTCGCCTGTTTGAACCTTACGCAGTTCCAAATCCTTAGTGACGTTACCCATTTGCAATACGAAATTCATACTATCCTCCCAAAATTGGAAAACAAAATTCTAACTACTACATTATACCAGTAGCAGATAGAAAAAAACAGAAAAACTTCAAATTTGAGTCATCTTTTTTACAATAAGAGACTCCTTATTTTTTCTCTGACCACGCTCACCCTGTAACATGACATGGTTACGCTCAATAGACAGTGGCTTGACCTCTGGCCATTTGTCGGAGAACACAGTGACGGTTTCGACCTGTCCTGTTTTATCTTCCACAGTGAGAAATGCCATCTTGTCGCCAGCATTCTTCCCATTCTTCACCGTGATTTCTTTGACTTGCTTAATCTTACACGCGATGATAATGACTGGGTCACGCTCACGCTCTTGTAGGAACTGCTTACATGTGCAGTTCGCCTCACTAATGTCACAGTCTTCGACACTGTTACATGTGAGTGGTACACCAAGCAACTGTTCCTCTGTACCAGCCAACCATCCTGGCTTATCTATCAGTTTGTAGGATGGGTTGAGAATACCATTGAGTAGCGATTGCACTTTAGCCAGTCGCTTGGTACTAGAACACGCCTTCTCAGGGTCTTTACCAGTGCCGGTTGGTGCGGCAAGAATGGCACGAAACATGCCCTCGATAGTCTGGTCTTCTAAGCTATCATACTTCCTGACTATCCACTCGACCTCGCGGTCCTTGAGTTCGCGGAATACCCCATAGTCATGGAGCATCTTACTCCGAGATACCCCTGTGAAGTCCATGGCACCCGCACCGATACTCTTCTCCATGCAGTTCTTTGCCATCTTGTCTGATAGGAAGACGAGCATTTCCGACCAAGAGAATTCCTCAACGGGTTTGCCACGCTGTTCCTCGGCTTTGAAGAGTCCTTTAATCATTCTAGCCGCCATTGCATCACCGATTCCTTTTATATCGGAGAAGCCGTAATAGATATCGCGACCATATAGTTTGAAACGTGCATTACGCTTCATAAGGTCGGGTTTACAGATGGCGATATCCATATGGACAGCATTAGCGATAAGGTCACTAACCTCATCGTAGGTCTTGGACTTCTTACGGGCAAAGAAAAGATAGGAAGTGAAGAATGCTCGTGGGAAGTGAGCCTTGATGAAGGCCGATAGGTAGCAGTTGTAAGCATATGCTACGGAGTGACTCTTATTGAAGGAATAACGCTGCGATTTCTCAATCTGCTCCCACAACTCCATGGCTTTCTCGTCATCAACGATACCCATCTTAGAGCACCCTTGAAGGAACTCATCCTTGACCTTAGCCATAATCTCAGGCTTCTTTTTGCCGATAGCCTTACGAAGTACGTCAGCTTGTTGCAGGTCGAAACCCGCAATCTTCTGAGCAATCATCATGGCCTGCTCTTGGAAGACCATCTCCCCGTAGGTACTAGCAAGGATAGACTCAAGTGCTGGGTGAGAGTAAGTAACCTCTTCCTCACCATTCTTCCTGTCGATATAATGCATAGTGATGGACTTTTTGTCCCGCTTAGCCTCCAAGCAGTTGTGAACAATAGTCTCGTTAGCGATGAAATTATGATGTGGTCCTTCAACCTCTATATCATAAGTTTCAACCTCACCAGCATTTTCCCAACCCTCATATACCATCCATATCAGGTCATCATCTTGAGGAAGTCTGTGTCTTTCACGGGAACCAATTATCTCCCCCTGAGTAAGACACCCTTCTGTATACTCTCGATGATGGTTAGGGCAAAGGAACACGAGATTGTCGGGGTGGTTATTAACCTCTCTATTACCATCTAAGTGGTTCACATCAAGTGAGGCATTATTCCAGTCACAAATAACACACTTATATTCGTAATTCCTAAAACAGATATCACGAAAAGTTTTTTGATGTTCTGTAAGCGTTCTTTCTCTTACGGCACCCTCTCCGACAGACCTCGCAAGAAATCTATCGCCCAGTTTCATATCCTGAACCGCAGTCCAGCCCTTTTTGAATACGTACAGTGGATGGTCTAATGTACATTCTAAACCATAAGACCTCTTGTGACTTGTACAGCGATTATTATATGCAGTCTTGCGATACTTGATTTTAACCACTGGTTGAATACCACTATACATCACGTTAACTATCTTGTTCTCAACCAGACAGTGATTTTTCTCATCATAGGAAAGGATGCTTCTTGTATAGGCCGGATGGTTTCTTTGATGCTTCTTGTACAAGTCCTCTATAGACTCTTGCTTAAACCTTATCCTGCCATCCTTGGTATGTTTATACTTACCTATAGCTATACGTGATGACTTGGAAACACACCCAGGACGCATTATTGCCGTGAGGGCAGCAAGATGCTCCATGTTCCTTGGCTTCAATTTCGATGCCAAGCTCTGACCAAGTCGGCTTTCCAACTGAAAACACCCCTTGGTGTTACCAGAGCTAATCAAGTCCCAAGTACGTGTGCAATCTAACGCAATCTTGTTGATATCTGGGAAGAACTTTACACGAAGTGCCCCATCCTCACGCTCCTCGATTAGTTCAAACTGACACCCACAGGGGAACTCGAACTGTTTAACGGTAGTTTTGGTTTCTTCGGTCATTCGCCCACCTTCGGTAATGGACACCAGTGAGGGATATTGTGATAAATCCAGTCTGGGTCATCTTCTTTATTGATGGCATAGTTTGTCTCTAAACATAGCCATATCCTACCAGAATGCCTATGACTAATTCTACAATGGTCGCACTGATTACATGCTACCAACTTCCTAGTCGCCCAACGAGGTTCACTACTACTCATTATTACCCTTTCTTCTCAGGAGGCATCTCCACCACACTGTTCTCGTCCCACTGTATGTCCATGACCTCTACACATTCGTCCACGCATTTGCCCCCACCCTTTTTTACCGCATCAAACGCCTCTTTGGCATTCTTAGCTTTAATTTGGTAGGTTTGTGTGCCACGAGCATCCATAACGTCTGCTGTTACTTCAAAAATAGGCATATTAGTCCTCGTCAAATATATAGGGCATTTCCTCTATTAGCTGTTTGGTCCACTCCCAGTCAATAACACAATTTTTGCTATAGTTTTTTATTTCAGATACGTCCCATCCATAGTGGTCGAACGCAGCCTCAGCCTCTTCGCGAAGTTTCTCATAGCTCCATTCGACTTCATCTGGATGCGTATCATAGAGGCCACTATCCCAGATAATAGGAGTGTCCTTGCTATTGACGTATGCCTGTATCTCTATACCAAAACATTCTGGATAGCTATCAAAGAATACCGGCCTTAACGTTACATGCTTAGTTGCCAAGGGTAGCTTGGTATAAAAGTCATTCATTATTTAACCTTGAATTGGTGAGTAGTCGTTGTTTCCACAACGGCCATGTGGCTACAATACGACTAGCCTTCTCTAAGTGTGCCACAAACCTCATGTGTTTTAGGCGTTGTTGTTCTTTTCTAGTTAGCATCTAATGCTCCTAATTCATCTATGAAGCACTCTTCAATGTCCCAGTATTGTCTCTCGTTTTCATCCGGCTCTTTACTATTGATGTACGCCTGGGCCTTTTCCTCGGAAGAAAATACACCCATAAATGCAGTACCTTGGTCACCAAAGTTGTAGAACAGGACAACATAGACTACTGCTTCCTCTTCTTCTTTCCTAATAGTTTGTACTGTATTAACCCACTGGCCACCACTAAACCAATGAGGATGAGATTTTTCAGCTTGTTTTGGGTCGTCAATGTCCTGAGCCGAATCCAAACTGTTAGTCTTATACTCTGGACAGTATGTTGAACACTCTCCCGCATATCGGAAGTAACTACCCGCATATCGGAAGTAACTACCATCATCGTATTGGTATACCCATCGCTTACTCATTCATAAACTCCTCTAAACAGTCCCTACAGATTCTCCCATCATCATCAGTATATGTATAGAAGCAGAGGCATCTTTTTTGAAGTTTATCATAAGCCTTGTGCAGTGCCATACTCCACTTATCACCCTTTTCTTTGGTGTAGACCTTGTCTGTCCAGCCCCCGTTTTCGTCCATCACCCCTGGCTCAACGAATTCTAACGCAGTTTCATGTACCTTGGGATGCCCACAAAAATCACACATTTGGTCATCGACCCATCGAGGCCGACCACTTGCACCATCAAAGCTCATCATCTTCCTCCCTGACAAAGTCCAACGGAAACTCAGGTGTAGCCCCGTCATTCAAGGGCTGTATATCATATATCTCATCAAGTAAATCACGTAAATTAATCTGGTATGGCCATAAAGCTATCAATAGCTCCCTAGCAGCCTCAGAATCCAAGTACTCGATTTGTCCACTCTCTACCGCCATGATATCTTATCCATCCTCTAATGTTCTCCGCATCTGGTGCGGTCTGAAAGGTATGTAGATATGCATTGTGAGCTTCTCTCATACCAGCTAACTTAGCCAGCCTCATCACCCTTTCCGTATGCCACTTGGCAAACTCAATGAATCGCGGGTCATCTATCTGACAGTTCACCACCATCGTCCAAGCGTACACTGTAAAGTGTAGGGCGAATAGTGTATCGCTAGGATACGATGTGTCCTTGATATCAATGCCGGTCGCGGCTCCGTTAGCATAGGCCACCCATTCATCGCATACGTAAAGTGGTTCATTGTTCCAGTGCTCCCTCTGCCTTACCATGTACAGGCTATAGGTATGCTCACCACGCAAGGACACCGGTACCATCCTAGACACATCAGCCAACGTCCCTTTAGGCTCATTGAACGTGATATATCGGTTTCGCCCCACATAAAAACAGTTAACCTTGCCAGTGCCCCCATTTCTTTGCCGCAACAGACTGTGTATTCCATGGGTAGTTTCGTGAGCCCAGGTTCTCTTGTCGCGTGAGCGATACTGATGACCCCTTGGCATGTGACTTTCGATGTCACCCAACACCACGCCGAGCGATTGGTTTATCGGCTGGATAGGAGGGTGCGTTTGCCACTCTATACCACTGGCATTGCGACTAAACAGTGCGAGTAAGATAATCACCAGGGCAATCAAGTAGATATACCCGCGATTCTCACTAATCTTACCTAGGACTTTTTCAATGGCGTCCATATGTTTCTCCCTATGTCAATCCAGTACCCATCGAGCCATGTCAGCGGGTTGGCTGTAGCTTTGGATATCCAGCGAAAGTAGGTAACCTTGGTCGAGACTGGACACCCCTCAAGGCTACAGTTGGGACAAAAGTCTGTCTGGAACATAAACACTGTCCCACAGTGGGCACAGCACGATTTCAAAACAAATTGCCACGGTTTCCAAGTAAACATATACTTATCCTGTCAAAATGATTACGGCTATGAAGATAGCCACTGATAGTAAGATGACAACGCCAGCTTTAAGCCAACTCATCATCAACCTCCTTAAAGGCATTCTTAAATCTCACCTTCTCAGCATGCTTACGTGTCATACCAAGGAAGCGAATGACTAAACGTGCAATATTATCCAACTCGTTTCTCTTGGGGTCCATGCCAAAGTAGGGGCGAATTGTATCGAACCCATAGGACTGTGGCTCAGCGAGGTTTTCCAGCCAGTTGACGCACATTAAGAAGGCATCAAACTTGTGGGTGGGATGGAAGACCTTCGGACTGTAGTTCCTATCCATATCCTTGAACTGACGGGCCAGCCTACGCATGAGAATCCATTCCTTGTCGAATAGATTGTAGCCAGCAGGGATAGGAGCCCCATACTGAGAACGCTTGACAGGGTCCACATTGTATCTCAGAAGATACTCAGACCACTCATGCCACACCCAGTCAGCCTCCTGAGCCTTCTCCAACCTTTCGATAATCTTATCTGGGGTGGATACCTCAGCCTTAGCCATGGCGTCGATAACGTCCTTATGGCGAGTGTAGTAGTCTTCTTCTTCCTCATCCTCATTCAGCATCGTCATCTTGATATCTAATGGCTGAATAATAGAGAAGAACTCAGACCCATCAATAATCTCAAGCTTACGAGGGTCAATCATTATGGCACTGAGCTTAATGGGACTGTCATCCCATGGGTTCCGCCCGTCCATATCAAACTGAAAAACGCAAATGTTGTTGAAGTTAATCATATACTTTTACCCATGAGCGAAGATAACCAGCAGGAGCTTTGCTTGTGAGTCTTAGTGAGAACATCTTATACTCATTGTTGAATATAGTAAACATCCACTGGCATGACCTATTCCTTCTCTTGTAAGCTTCTATGTGACAAAGTTTTCTTATCTGTAACCAATATTTCATCACATACCCACATCGGTATAGATGTAATTTTCCCTGCCAACCTTGACTAGGTAGGCTTGCCACATGTCGTAGTCATCATCGCTACGAATCTCGTAAGCCCCAATCCAATCACCACAGTTACCATGCGTTCCGGTAATGACCATGAATTTATCAAAACCAATCGTGGCCTCTCTTGGCATAACGCTCTCCATGAACTCTCGTTGCTCAGGGGTCAAACTGGCTACGACTGCCTCGTGCCACGCCTTGGTAGTCACCATGGTGAAGCTGGATGACGAACTGTTACTCACAAATCCACTACGAACCTTCATGTTGTGCCCTTTCCACTGCCTCAATGTTATAGAAGATGGATGGAATATCTTCTGGCTGGTCTTCATCAAAGACGAACTGTAAACCATGCCTTTCCAAAGCCTTATTAACCTTGTCCATCACTTCCAAGTGGCCATCGTCGTAGTCAAGTCTCATCTCCACAAACCTCCGAATGTATCTTAGACATCTTTGCGTAATCTAAACACTGCCTCAAAACCTCAATCTGCTGCTCATCAGTCAGGTGACCCAAGACCGAGAACACAGCATCGCACCGCTTATCCATCTCATTCTGAGCATAGATGATAGTCGTGCTACCCATTACCACATTTCCCACATACATATACCAAGAAAACACAGAACTCCGAGCATAGATAGCGATGAGGCAACGCCCAATATCAAGTTGATACACCCCAGACATGCCCCGGCGAATGCTACCCAGAATAGCTTTTCATCCTTCATCCCAAAGTGCCTCCTGTATCACCGTTAACTTCTTTGCCGCATCACGCCACAGCTTACGAAGTGCGACATCCTCAATCTGACTAGGCTGGATTAGCTCAAAAACACACTCACCAAGCCCATTATACGAGACATGGTGTGCCACTTCCTCCCTCGTCATCTTCGTCCCACGTGGAATCGGTTCCGGTTTCGTTATCTTCGGCATCCCCTTCGGTGGATTCTCGTAAACCCACGCTCCCGTCGATATCACTTCCTTCGGCGGTGCTTTCTTCTTCCTCGACCTCTTCTTCTTCGATGGTGGGGAAGTTGACGAAGGAGGCTCCACCGTCTGTTTCCCACTGGGATTCTTCGCATCCAACACTTTCTTCGCCATTATCAATCTCCTCAACAGGTTCAACCTTCACGCCATTAGCCAAGTAGTTAGTCGGACTACCATCCCGGTCCTGACTCACACAATTAGACTGAGGAACATGGACTGTTCCATCTTTATATACAACATTGGTCTTCTTCCACACTTCACCATTCAGTTTAAAAAGGCCACCAACGGGTATCTCTTTAAAGCTAACTAGACTCATCATCATTCTCCAGTTTCTTAGGTTCCCAGTCTACAGTAGCATCGTTAGGGATGTAGCTGTAGTCTTCATCATCTGTTTCATCTTCTACACACCGCACATTCCACTTAGGGAAGCAACAATTCTCCTCAAAGATAGGCTTGATTCTTATGAACTGCATCCCATTGCAAACGAACACTTCTCCAAGTGGTATCTTTTTCAATCGGATTCTCACAATCTCACATCTCCATCTTCTAGGATATCCGCAGACCCCATAGCTTTGTCAAGCATGCTGAGGCCCAAAATGTCCAGCTTTAGTCCACCACCAGCCTCCAAGTCATTCATTTCCCAAGCAGCTACGCGACTTTTCGTCTTCGTATCATAGACAATCGGACAAAACTCTTCCAACGCTACAGGTGCGACTACGATACCAGCAGCATGCTTTGACTGAGCGGTCTTGGTGCCTTCCAAACGGCATGCTTGTTCAAATCTCTTCGCAAGCGGTCCACGGAACTCACCATCCTCAATATAACACCAGTCTTTCAGCCTACCTTCATCATCATGGAGCAATGTGTACAACACACTACTTGACTCACCTGTCTCTTTTTCCATCTCTTGAAGCTCACCCGCGATTTTAGGTTCTTCGGGGAACCTTGACGTTATCATATCCATTTCGTCGTTGGAGATGCCACCATATGCTCTAAGCACATCCTTGATAGCGGCCCTTCCCTTCATAGTCTGGAAGGAAATCATCTGTCCAACCTTGTCTTCACCATACTCCTTCTTGATGTAATCAATTATTTCATCACGCTTGCCCGAGGGTACGTCAACATCAATATCCGGCATAGAGATATGAGTATCAGTGTTACGGCCAGCATTGTAGAATCTCTCGAAAATGAGGTCATAGGGTAGCGGGTCAATGCCTGTAATACCTAGGAGGTAGGATACAAGACAGCCAGCAGCAGAGCCTCGCCCTGGACCTGGGAGCCACCCATTATCAGTCACAAAGTCAACGATATCCTTTACCATTAGGAAGTAGCTAGACAGGCCAGCACCTTGTAGCACTGAGAGTTCATGCTTCACTCGGTCAGCATACTCTTGGTGCTTATCCTTCGGCACTCTGTCAGCAATCTTCTGTCTCCAACCGTCCCTACATAGTTGTCTCAACCAAGTGTCTGGGTTATGGTCACCAGGGCAAGCAAATGGAGGAAGCATCGGAGGATGAAGGATATCTGAGTAACCCTTACACTGCGATGCTATCAAGTTGGTGTTATCCAACTCTTCCATCGTATGACCACACGCTTGCATCTCATCGAAGCTCGGTATGTGGAAGTTATTACTCTTGAAGAAGGGCATATCCACCTTCTTCCGAGCCTGAGCAAGTGTCAGTCCACCGAGATTCTTACACAAGACGATACGCTGGTCATAAGCATCCTCTTTTCTACAGTAGTGAGCGTCGGGAGTCGCCACCACAGGAATGCCAGTCTTTCTACCGATGCTCCGCACCTTGTCGGTGCACTCGACCATCTCATCAATCGTATCCTTGTCGATTAACTGGACTTCCAGAAAAAAGTTGCCTTTGCCAAATATCTCTTCGTGCAACTCGGCAAGTCTTATTCCCTCATTTTCCCACGAAGGGTTATTCATAACAGTACGTGCGATAGTTGAGCCAAGATGCCCAGATATCGCGAAGATGTTTCCATCAACCAATGGAGCTATCTGTTCCAGATGAAGTCGTGGCTTATGATAGAAGTGAGCCTTCTGATTACTTTCGGAGACAATCTTCAAGAGTGACTTCCAACCAGCATCATTCTTGGCAAGCAGAACAAGGTGGGAGAGCTTCTTATTATCAGTGTTCTTTACTGATGCATCCATATCACAAACATAGGCTTCAATACCCAGGATAGGTTTCACTTTGTCCTTAGACTGCTTGAGCATCTCAACCGTGCCACTAACAGACCCATGGTCCGTCATGGCTATCGCATCCATACCCAGTTCTTCTGCCCTACCAACCATGTCCTCAGGCTGACTGAGTCCATCTAGCAGGGAGTAGTGACTGTGGCAGTGCAATGGCGTATAGTTCATTTCGTTAACTCCGTAATCCACTCTATCAAACGCTGGCAACTTCCACCTCGCAAGCTACCTACAAATCTTAGCAAGCCACACTCACATGCATGACGATGTACCTTTTGCCACGCATGAGCCTGTTGGTCAACGGAAGGTCTACTGGCATTCTCAGAGCCTTCTGGGTATAACTGCCCTCTCAACATCTCGTTCTCATCTTCCAACTCCATGATGCGGTTGACAAGTTCATCGTGGCTTTGCTCAATCTCTGCCATCGCTGTTTCGGCAGAGTGGGTGGCCTGTGCAATATCGCGGTCACTAATTCCACTAGGTGCCATCTATTCCTCCCTATTGGGCGTATCGCCCCTTTTTACTGTTCATTTTATTTGCTCCTTCGGTTGTCCTGGGTCCACATACACGGTGGCATCAAACCCCGGTCTACTCATATTAGCCACCACACTATCAAATGACCTACGCGACAGGCAATAGTGTAGTTGTTGACACTTCGTCATGGGCTCCCCATTCATGGCGAGAGCCTGGATTCCGGTCTTCTCAAAGGTGGTCTTACCCAGGAAGCAGAAACGACTACACTTCCACGACTTCCGCTGAGTGGGGAATGAGCAATCGGTGATTATCTCAAAGCGACGTTTAAGCATACGCTTGGTTTCCGCGATGTCATCCTTCGTCAGGCAAACCGTGAAAGGCCCACCAGCACGAATGAAGAAGACGGTTACCATCATGCTCTCCATTTCTGGATATAGCTCTGATGCCGCATAATGATAGATACGCACTTGAGGGTCCACCTGGAAGTCGGGTAACTCTTTTATCTTATCAGTTGCCCAGTTCTTCCGTGTACTCCCAGACTTCCAGTCAATAATCTCATACATCGTAGGGGAGATACGGGTGACTAGGTCAATGGTACCCTTCATCCGCAGTTGGCTACCATCTGGGAGCTTAGCCCAGTCATCATCAATTGCGAAATCAAAGTGAGGCTCAGCATCTACGACATCTCTCTGTCGTGGGTCAAATGAACCACCATTGAAGTCTAGTGCCATCTGGGTCCAGTTGCGACAGTCTCGAAAGTCAGCCGGTCGCCACTTAAGATGGGTAGCATGCTCGCTAAAGTACCCGTAGACTTGCTCTGTCAGCATATCTATGTCTGCTGGTTTACCCTGTGATGGCAATGTGACATACGGATGTTCCTCAGCGACATCAGTATAGGGCACACCATCTTGGTCACACTTCTTCATTGCTGCTAGAAGCTCAAGTACCTTATGTACGATAGTACCTTTCTCAGCAGCCTGATTAGATGGACCTTGCCATCCTAGGACATACTCTGCCCAGTAACAGAATGGACAGAAGTCCCAACGGGTATAAGATGAGGACCGAAAGTACGGTACGAGCATTATTCACTCTCCAATAAAGTGAGTATTCTATCTAGTTGGGCACAGATACTCTGTCGGTAGACAGAATTGACTAGCAACCCAACCCCCATAGACTCTACATAGTCTCGGAGTCTTGTCACGAGCCTTTTTATTTCATCAACGCTGTCACTCATTATCATCTCTCACCAGATAGATGAACTTACTTGTTATTCCCGTGCGGAAGTCGGACTGATAGACAATAATCGACACAACATGTAGTTTGCCATCAACCCTCCACTCATCTCCACACTCTACGTTCTTAGGGTGTATCGGCAGTAGCTTCTGATACTTTCTCCCGCGAACCGTCCTCACTACGAACGTCTGCATCTTCATCTCCCTCAATGCTAGCATCAAATGAAGGATGGGGTGCCATCACACCCTCTTCCACACAGATACGATACAATGCCGCACACTGGTCATCAATACTCAACTCAGTGTTGTCAATGATATGGTCGAACTGTTCCCAGTCATAGTTCTCTGGGTCCAGTGCAGTCTCGCTCATATGTTCATCGTGGAACGGGTCACGGGTCAGTCGGATTACCGTGCCACCATTGTCCTGTACTGCCTTAACCTCATTGGGAAATCGGCAGTCAGTAATAGTAGCGATGATAGTATCTTCTTTCTTGATTTTATTGATGGTAGCATTGGCCCATACCAGTCCATACATGCGACGGAAGATGTCTGAGCCAACATATTGCATGACCTCACGACCAGACATGGGGCCAGGAGCATGGTAGACCAGTTTAAAATGAGGGTCTTCAAACTTCTCGGGGTCAGAGGCTGTGACCTTACGGATAGTCTTCATTATGCGGTTGAAAAGGGCCTCATTTGTAGTTACCCCAGGCATATCCTCCCACCTCAAGTGGGTGGGGGCGTTCTTCTGTTCGTCGGTACCATAGCATGCTTCCTTACTAAGGCCCAGTACGTCCATACACACCGTTTGTTTCAGCACATCCGCGAAGCTGTACGGCTTGATGTAGGGAAACAGGTATTCATTGGCGAACTCAAGGAAGGTATCATCGGTTCGTGTAATGTCGAAGACACCCTCAGTACCAGCCTCCCCCATGATATCAGATATCCACAGGTCGCCGTTCTGTTTGAGGGCCATTTCGCCCTTATTCCCATCGGAACCGCGAATGATACCAAGGTGCATCATTGTCATGCCAACCATAAAGTTTGAGCAGACGTTCTTTCCAGCCTGTTTGCGGCCCGAGATACAGATAATCTTAGTCATCTTTCTCTTCCTCTATCAGTTCTTCTAGTTTATCAACTTGTTCATCGGTGAGGTCATCTAATGGCATCTCATGTACCATACCAACATCAGTGATGGCACCACCTACAACCTCCCACATATAGAATTCCTTAAGGTCAACCATTGTAGCTCATCTTCCCACCAAAGCGACCTAAAAGCTTATCGTGGAACTCAATCCCACTCTCAGCAAGGATGCATGGTTTTGTACTTGCCCACGTTCCCTTGCCATCGAGGCCAAGCCCCACCCACGCCTCCCCAAAGTCAAACATCTGCTTACCAACGACAATGGCCACTCGTCCAACGCTACAAACACACACATATCCACGTAGGTTTTCACCGGCATGAGGCATTCTCATCGTTTCCTCCTAGTCAGTCTAGTCTCCCCTTCCTTAGCACACGCTTAAGAGGGGCTCGCTTCCCAGTTCTATGGTCAATCACTTCATTACGACTATAATCATACGTCCTAATGACATTCCGCTCTTTGATTTTCGCGTCACGCCGCGATTTCTTTGCAGCCGCCCGTCTTTCCTTTTTCACCGCATCAACACGCCTCTTTAGCTCCTGCTTTGCCTTCTTGATATTCTGGCCTCGCTTGCGACCATCAATGAAGACCGTTATACCGGTGGGAATATGGGTGGCACGGACAGCAGTCTCAAGCTTATTCTTGTTTTGTCCACCTGGACCTTTACCCTTGGTGAATTCCAGCTTGATATCACTATCTTTCAAAGGGTAGCTCCTTAACTTGGGCGGTAGGCATCTCTCCAACGTCCTCATATCCATCAGGAAGCTCAACTACACGGACATTGTAGATGCGGTTGCATTCCTTAATGATTTTCTGAGTACCGGACTTACCGGCTTCATCATTATCGAGGCATAATATCAGGGTTAGTGCCCCGGATGAGTCAAGGATACTCCTTTGACCCTCAGAGAGTGCAGAACCGAAGAGTCCTACAACATTATACCACCCTGCCTCGACTAAACGCCAAACATTCCCAGGACTTTCCACCAAAATCACGGAATTTTTCTGCTGAATATGCTTCTTCGCGTACCAGTAATTGTAAAGAAAGTCGGCCCCATGGAAGTTAGCACTATGCCTCCACTTAGAGAACTTCCACTGGTCACTCTTGTCTGGACAGGGGTACTTAGGGTTGTGATACATACCACATTCAGCACACCTCTCAAAGATACTGCGTCCCGTACATCCCATCATGTACTTATGGTTGTCATCGTAAACGGGTGCAACCACTCTGCCATACATAGGCTTATGCTTGTTCTCGCATAGTCCAACATCGTACTTGTCAAGTATGCTTTCGGAGTAACCCCTACTAAGATAATACTCAGCCGGGATGGACAGGCTACGTCGAATGTCGCTCCTGGTAACTGTAGTCTGTATCTTGGGTCTTTGTCGGCCATAAATACTCTCCATATGTGATGTGAATCTACGCTTGTTCACAGCATCCTCATCCACTGTGAAGTCAGCCTCTTTCTTTTCCAGAAAATCCATAAGGAAGTCCATGGTTTCCTTGAAGGTCGCCATCTTATCCCCCTTATGATGCCACCCATAGCGATTACGGGACAGGCACCCTCGGACAAATCCGATGACTGAGTTCAAGAACACATCTTCACACTGATGGGTATGGCACTGCCAGTTACCAACGTAACTTCTACCCCTAAAGTAGATATCTAGGGCATGGGGGTTATCACCACCATGGATTGGACACGCTCCGTACCACGACTTGCGACCTTTGTTTAAGCCTAGCTCCATAATAGTCGCTAGGTCATCAAATCGCTCCATCACTTCATCTGTGATGAGTTTCAACTTTGCTTGGTCATTGCTCATTCTGTCTCCTCATCACTGTCTTCATCAAAGATATAAGCCTACGGGTGAAATGCCCTACCTCATTGACAATATGACTCTTCGCGTGACCGTTATAGTGAGTGCCGTGCCCATTCATACCCATGTAGGACAATGGGGATGGTTTATAGTATCTGGTAGATATCTTTGGGCCACTGGATATCATCGCCGTTCTGTTATGCTTAATCAATTGAAAGTAGGTCATAGCGAAGCCAACAGCACCCTCCGATTATCAAGCACAGCTGTTCCCCAACGTGCAAAGCCCCATATACCACTACCCTCCATGCATGTAAAGCGGCTACCACTGAAGGTAGACCTGTTAGTCCGTGAGAAGAAGAATGTTCCAGGGCTATTCTGGTAACACGAGTTTCTCTTTCTCCTGACACCGCTGACTCTATGCCTTGCATATCTCATGTTACACCTTCCCCTAGAAACCCCAATGAGTGGGCCATCCTAAGTACCTCATTGAATCTTGCACCCCAGTCTAGGGCTGAGTTTCGGTAGTTAGTTCCGAGTACACCCCTGTAGGTACTCATCATCATTGGGTGGGAGAATGTTTCCAAGCATCCATTGATACGTGAGTGCCTAGCATGCATCACACTACTATGTCGGATTTTACGTTGAAGAATAGTTATCATGTAATATGTCCCATGCCTTTGTCAAAACATCCCATCTAATATCATTATTCGCATGTTCAACAATCCAATCTATAGCACCTCTTACATCATAGGTTCTTCTATTTGAACAAAGGTAGCTTCCGAATCTGGTTGACTTGCGGATATATCTCCACTTACTACGTCGCATCTTGGCTCGTCGGAAGTGCCTCATAACCACCCCACTCTTAATGTTTCCCAAATTTCATCGCTAAAGTACATACCATCAGAGTACACCGAGTATCTCCTATGCCATGAATGCTTCTCATTATTCCTACCGTACAGTGCCACTGGTCGCTTGAGTCTAACTGGATGTCTCGGGTCAAGTAGTGGTCGCTCAAGACAATTCATCATAGACATAGGTACCCGATATCTTATTGTACGTCTGCTAAATTTCACAGGTAAAACCTTCTCCTCTTCCCAGTGAGAACCTCATTCAAAAGGCACTCCATCATCAGGGTACTCTTCCTCAGCAACGAAGCCATCGGACTCATTGGGAGTATCACCCTCAGCCTCTATCTCAAACTTCGTCTTTCCCTCTTTGATGGTAGCACACCAACCCTCCATGTGGAAGTTAATGTAATCATTCGGGTCAAACTCAGCCCCATGTCTAGCAACGACAGGCACCAACTTGCGGTTGCCGTTTCTAACGCCATCGGCTTGCATTTCCTCGGGGCTTTTTCGTTTAAATATAGAGAAGTTGCTGCAAAGCCAGATGATTCGGTCTGAACCGCTAGCAGTATCAGTACTCTCCTTGGTAATCCCATCCCTGTTCAACTGCATGAAGGCAATGATGGGGATTTTGTAGCGTACCGCGAAGTTGTGCAATGTCGTCATCATGAAGCCAAGTAACTGGTACTCCTTAAGGTCGGCAGATATGCCCTGAGAGTCCATCAACTTGAGATAGTCATAGATGATAACACATGGCTTGGCTGTACCATCGGCATTAAGGCCAACCTCTTTGGTTATCCATCGTCGCATGAGAGCTAGTTGCTCCTCAAAAGGCATGCCAGAGATGCTCTTATGGTAGTAGGGCTTGTCACCAATCTTCTTGGCAGCACCCATCACCCGTCGCTTAACCTCTGGGTCGTTGGCAAACTTACCAGTCTCAATGAGGTCGATAGCTGTGTGAGATACCTTGGCGGTGAACCTGTGTTGATGGTCCTCAAGTAGCATCTCGGTATCCATGTTTAGCACTGGGATACTCTGGTCCGTGATGTTGTCAGCGATATTGTCCGACAGCATCGTTTTGCCACAATTCTTTGTCACGATATATCGGTCTGTAAGATAAAGGTTATCCGCAGAGTCTACGGTAATACACTGACACTCAGTATCCTCTACATACTCGATAGACACTATCTTTCTCTCAAGTCTTTTTTGCCGTGGCTTACATCGACTTACTTTACGAGGAAGGCTAAAGCATATAGAATTATCTAAAAAGGCGATATACAGCCTATATGAGGTACATTCTTTGGTTTGATGTATAGATATAGTAGCCTTGCCACCAAGGGATTGGACTAACTGTTTAACGTGCACAGCAAGTTTAGCAGATACCGTAGTGTACTCGACCCTTCCCTTCTCATCCACGTAACCATCTGTATCCATCAATCCCTGTAACAATTGAATTCTAACATCTATATGATTCTCAAGATAAGACGCAGGAATAAACTTATTGTGAGAATCTTCCATCCATAAACAATAGTCACGCAACCAGTCGATATACTTATTGGGCTGACCATGCTGCCCATGTGTCACACTGTAGTCATAGTTAGCTACATGATTTAAGGTATACCCCTCTTCATTTAGCAATGAACTAACTTTCCTAACGATGTATAGGTCTGCCGAAGACAGCCGTAGGTTATGTCTAAATGACCCATCCCCCAGTAGGCATCCCATTACGTATGGGTGAATTTTAACGAACTTGTTATTCATACCTACAGGATGTGTTATGGGGATTCTCCATGTGTATCGTTCGGTATCTCCGTTGGGTGTCTTAAGCGTATTCATTAATTCCAGAGTGGTCTTAATCTCATCATGCTTTTTCCTAGCATGTCGTACTCTCCATTCATGGTCAGCACAACATTGTGTAAAAGAACCATCGTCAAAGGTTACCTGAAAGACCGGCCTAACTCCCATAGGGTGTAGTTGAACCACCTGGGTAGTCCCACCTGTTACTGGGTCACTTATCTGGTCTCCAACTTGAATCTGAGACATTCTTTTGAACCCATCGGGTGTAGCTATACGACAGTACAGTGGCTGGGCCTTAGGCCGAGCAGCAATCACATTGACTGTGCCATCCCGCACACCACCACCAATCGCCCCATCATAAGCATGGAACCCTGTAGAGATACCCATCTGCTCGACCGGATTCTCAGCTAGGTAGGCTAGGTATTCAGTTAAACCCATGCCTAACTTCTGCGGTTCCTCAGAGTCATCATGCAGTAAAGACCCCAGTCGAAAGACACGGTCCTCAGCTATGCTCATAATCTCTGCGACAGGCTCATCACCAGTGATTTCGCCCACTTCAGACTTGGCTATGTCCATCTGCTCACGGATAAGCCTAGCAATCTCCAACTTCCGAATCTTGGCCGCGAACTTACGTACATTATTAAGCTCTACGGGAAAGGAAAAGATGGCCTTTAGATGCTTAGCCTCATCAGGATTCTCAAAGACATGGCTGATACCAATGTCATGTGCTGCGGAAAGAATGGAAGGAATATCGACCGATGAGCGGTCATCATTTTCCATTATCCTTTGGACGCAGTTAAAGATACACTCGTTAGAGCCGAGCGTAAAGGTCTTAGGCTGTAACATACTCACGATATCTAAGTATGCATCGGCACCGTACCTACAGATTCCAGCTAATACTGCTCTCTCAGCAGCAACGTCACTCAGTCTTGTCATACTTCCCTCGTCGGCCTAGTGGATACAGTCGTTACAGCGATAGCGGGGCACACCCGTCTTTTCATCAGGTAGAAGAATCGCGGGACTCACCCACTCCACTCTACGACAGATAATGCACTCAGCCTCCACGAACTCCATCTCAGGTCGTCGTTGGGTAGGCTTACGACCAGCATTAAGCTTTTTATCAGTCTTGGTATCCTGCTTACAGCTATCGGCAACGCCAGCGAGGTCAGGTCGCCCCTCCTCAGGGTTGAGAAAGTAGTTGGGCCGCTCACCAGAGACATCAATCCCCTGAGCCACAGCCATAGCATTACCACCACGTGAGCCGCGACGTTGCTGACTAACGCCCTTTCGCATTCGCCCCTTATTTCCCTTCTTTGCCGCATCAAGTTCCTTCTTCATCTCAGCCATCTGATTAGTCATGGCTTGCATTTGCTCTAGCATCTGTTGCTGCATGAGCATGGCGGGGTCTAATGGCTCCACGGGTTGCGGTGGGGCAACGGCGGGGTCAAGAGGGTTTATCGGATTCACTTCGTTGGTTGCTACCGGAGGAATCTCAAAGGTAGTCGAGTACATCTCATCCGCGACTTCATCAGCACGTTGCTGATACTCCTTGTCGATGCACCGTTCAAGCTCATCGACGAGGTTCTTCTTGCCCTTAATCTTGCCCACTGTGACGGGGTTAACACCCTTATCAATGAGCATCTGTCGAATCTCAGCGACCCGAAGTTTCGTGGTATCTAACATTTTATCCTCCACTCTGTTTTATCGTTGCGTTCTTAGCAAACTGTAATCGCTCTAACTTGTCAGCTAGACTGCCGATACTGCGAGCTAAGTGCTCTAGTCTGCTAATCCTACCCTGAATCTCCAAGATAATCTTGTAGACATTAGCGGCGTAGGAATTCTCCTTGACAATCAGTGACATCTTCACTTCATGCTTCATATACTTATCGTAGTTACCAAGTTGTCCAGCACATACGTCGTTCATGACAGCATTGGCCCATCCCAAGTCGGCTTTCTCTTCGTTGATGAGTCTTTGGATGTAGAGACTGAACTGTGCCAGCCTACACGCAATCTCCGCACAGTCCTCGCCGGTCTTCTTGGCAAGCACCTTGCGGTCCATGGTTAGGTATTCAGTTAACTCCCCCTCGGGACCAGGGACCATAGGTCTTGGAACAGCGTTGCGTTCCTCATATGCTTCAACCTCTGCACGTAGGGCAGCGATTCGTTCGTCAGGTGGCTTAATCGTCCCAGTATTCATTGAGAAATATACTCCAGTTATCTATGGCATCAAACGGTAGTACAACAACCTCAATCTCATTAATATCACACCAAGTAAGCTTATCCTTATCCCGCTGCTGATGCCGAGCGAACCCAAGCGGATGACCATGGAAGTGGGGGATGTACTTATAGTGCTGTTCCCCATTCACTTCAATAGCTAGTTGATACAGCGGAATATAAAAGTCTAGGTATAGTGTGGTACCCCATCGTATCTGTATAGGTACCTCCTCAAGTAGTTGCACGGTGGGGAACATCTCTTTCAAGAGTTCCCTGGCCTTAATGTGCAACTTCGACTGGCCCTTGATATTGGGGTTGATGTGACCGGTGAGTCTCCATGTGGAACGCTTACCGTCTAAGTCAACTACCTTCATTCTTCAATTCCTTCCAGTGACAACAGGAGAAATGCTGACCAGTTTGGAAATATGCTCTCCAGCATTCCCCGTCCCAGTACATCAGACCATCATCTGGTGTGTCATAGTTACGGTCATCACCCTCTGGGTCTTCATAAACAAACTTGTCACTAAGGCAGTTGCCAAAGATACCCATGCGAACCCCTATAAGGTCATCGCCAAATGCTGGATGGTGACTAGATGACCACGATGACCCTATTTTATTACCCTCTGTGTCATAGTCATGTGTCAAGTACATTTTCCCCTGCTGCCAATGTTCACAGTTCTTGCAGTACTTCATACTGTCCTCCCTAAGAGATTCCCTAGTGCTACTTGAAGTTTCTCTCGCAACTCAGTGTCTTCCTTAAGTAAGTGGGCGGATTTCTCCTTGCCCTGTGCCTTGGCTATCTCTTCGCCCTCTCCATCAAGGAACGTGTACCACGCACCGTTGACATTGACGAGCCCGAAGTCCTTAGCTAGTAACAGCAACTCCAACTCTCTGTCGATGCCCTCTCCATAGCGAATCCAACTGTCGAGCTTACGCCCAGGTGGCCCAATGGCAGAGGTCATACATTCCCAGTGGACAGTCTGTCCAACCTGAGTGTCACCCTCAATCCACTTTTCATGGAAGAGGGCATGCAGCTTAACATCCACAGCGTAGGCAATCGCTTGCCCACTCTTCTCCTTGAATGCCTTGCCTTTACCGCTAGGGTTGCCCATCAAGTGGGTTACACCGATGACGATATTCTTATTCACCGGAACGATGTTACATACCTTGCGACAGAACTTAGCAATTAGCTTAGGTCCGTCAGCACGCTGCATCTTATCCATCCCGGTGGTCAACTCAGCCTCAGTACATAGTGCGGAAAAAGAGTCAATGATGTGGACGCTACCCACATACTTATTGATGTTCTCATCTGCCCTTTGCAGGAAGTCCTCACCACGAAGGATTTTCCCAGGCTCAGACTTCACAATGTGGAAGCGGTCCTTATCCAGGCCCTTAATCCCATTGATATCTCGCGGTTTAAAGCGAGCCTCAATATCATAGTAAAATACGTCCCTGCCGTTTGGGCACAACTCGCCCCAGTTAGCTTCCTGCTGAGCATTTGATGCCAATGATAGGGCCGACACCGTCTTGCCCACCTTGGGCTGACCCGTGAAGATGACCACACTACCTTCGGGTACACCACCACCTAGAATGATATCCAGGCGTGGGCTCAACGGGATGATTGTCGGTTCTGTTTCCGCAAACTCGGAACCAAGTACAACATTGTCACCAAACTTATTCTTCTTGGGTTTCCCTTTTGGTGCTGCTTTCTTCGCCATCTATTTCCTCCAACGTCGCTAGTAGGTTATTTTTGATACGCCGTGGACGTTGCTTATGTTCCTTAGCTTCCCTGTTGACCTTAATTGGCTGCTGGTATTCAGAGACTGCCTTCTTAGCTTCGAGGGCTTTCTGCTTCAACGCAATGATATCCTCTAGCCATGGGGCAAACAATGAGTACACATTCTTACACTGCTTATCTTGCAGTGCTTCAATGATAGCCTGAGCATCATAGCTCTTGAGAAGTTTATGACACTTACGCAACTGGGAGCGGAAGAAACCCGCCCACTCTTTCTGTTTCCAAAACTTCATAGGTAAGTCAACACAATTCTGTGCGGCCTTTCGTTCACAGACTAGCTCAATAATATACTGAGCCGCTGTGACGAAGGCACCAGGGGAATACCTAGAAGGGTAGCTCGATTTCTCAGTCTGGGACTGTGCCATCGCTCATCTTTCCTTGGTCTGGGTGGTAGATGGCTGGCTTCGATGTACGAGCAACCACACCCTCTGCCACACTGTCCTGTGGATATCTGTCCAAGAGATTATCACCGCGTGCCGAAGCAGCTTCGGTCATCACAGCAACTCCCTTATCGCCCTTAACCATAGTCCTCATGTGCATCAAGTCTCGTGCGTCCATGGGCTTAGCGAGTGCAGCTTCAACGAGCTTATCCACTTCGTCGAACTTCTTTTCCGCACTCTCCCATGCTGCAATGACTAACTTCTCAGCATCAGCCTTCGGGTAACCACGCTTCCGCAACTCACGAATGGCAGCAGCAGCGATTTCTCCCTTCGGCAGCTTCTTGGGAACCTGCTCCTTTAGCTCTGCAATCTCAGCATCGCGGTCAGCCAGTTCCTTCTTCAACGCTTGCATCTGAGCATACGCCACAGTCTCCTGCACATCACGAAGTTCTGTGTCAATATACTTTTGAATAGTCTCGGGCTTGCGACCAAGAGCCTTACTAATTTCTTCGGGGCTCTTTTCGTCAGCAACCATACCCTGTATGGTATACTTGTCAACATTGGTCAGTCGTCCTTTCCGATTCATTACACAGCCTCCCGCTCAGCATTAAGAAGCCAAGCCTGATTCTTAGTCTTGAGGAATGTCAGGTACAATACGAATACCTTCTTGTTAACCTCTCGATATGTCCACTCAGCAGTACCAGCCGAGTGCATTTCCTTAGCATGTCGCATCTCAGAGAACATACCCATCGGGTTTAGGAAGCGACCACGCGAGTTACGCTTAACGAAGTACTTGACACGCTCTCTCGTGAAGACTTCCTTGGCGAATGCTTCATCACGCTTCTCAGCGGGGAGGACATTGTCACTGTCATCATACGGAACATCCTCCAAGACCCAGTTACCATCCTGGTCCTTATGCATGAACTCGTTCATCGTCATCGACTTAGCGTCGTTCATAGTGTAGGCAATCACTGGACGGTCAGAGGGTACGGTTACCTTTTCCTGCTTACGGATGGGCCTTACGGCTTCCGCTAGGTCAGAGGGCCGCACACGCGATGACTGAATCTGAACAGGCTGAGAGTCATCAGGGGCTACCCGAGGAGCCTCAATCTCCTGTGTTTTCTTCTTCGGTTTCTTGGCTTTCGCCGTTTTCTTCTTCGACTTCTTGGTAGGCATTAGCTACACCTTTCATGAATAGTTGGATTTTATTGGCGAGTGTTGCATAGTCATCAGCTTGGAATGCTATGACCTTGCTGCCACCATTGCGTCCTATAGTGGCTGGAGATTCCTTAACCTCTACCTTAATCAGTATAACTGCTTCTGGCATGATTACTTATCCTTCTTCTTTTGCGTCCTCTTCTTCTTTTGTATCTTACGCCGAGTTTCCCCTGGGTAAGATTGCCTTGGCGGGTTAGCCTTGGCATGTTCGGATGTCAGGTTCGGGTCATAATGACGCTTAAGCACACGCTTATGCTTACCCCGCGTATCTTCGCCCTCGCCATGACCTTTGTATGCGTTGTTCTTCTCATAGATAGCCCGTCGCTCATCAGCCGAGATAGTCTCGGTGTTCATCTGGGCAAGCTCACCAATCGTCATCGGGCAATGGATATCAGTCGGATTCAACTTCACATTGCCACGCGGGAGGTCGGCTTGGTAGTTTCTCTTGAGGTCGCCCCCGCACTGGTCACATGTTTGAGCCGCATCATACTCAGCCATTCTCATGAAGTATACGAAGATAGCATTACAATCAGGGCATTCAAAGGTATACTCAGGCATTACTTAGTCCTCAGGTTTAAGGTTCGTCCTTCCAAGGCATTTGGTACACCAGCTTCGTCCATGATATCCGCTGCTGACTTGCCTATGATTCTTGTCTCATCGTTCTCTATAGATTCTCGGCTTACCCTTTCAAATTCCTCAGCATTGGCCATCTTTCGCATTAGATATTCGTGCAATTCCTCCGACCATGCTTCCCATTCTTCGGGAGTCTTGGGTAGTGGCTTAGTCTTGAGTACAATTTGTACCATCATCCCACTCCTTATTATTTCCTACTAGGGTCACTGTTTCAGGAATAGTGTATCTCACAGGGCACCTCCCAATCATAGCCCAAAAATAAAACCAAGAGGCAGAGCGATAACTAGGAATACGAACATCAACACAGCATGAGCTTCATCTGACATAAAGTGGCCCTTTGCTTCGGAGGATTATGCGGTGAAAAGGGTTAGGAAGTGCGTCGGGTAGGAGTCGAACCTACACAGCCGTTTGGCGGGTGATTTACAGTCACTTGGGCTCGCCAATGCCCAATGCCAACGCTCGTACTCTATTATACCCCAAAGCGGTAAAAAATCACTAAAAATCTCAAAAATTCACAATGCGGATTGGTTTACCCATCTCTGTCATGATGTCGATGGTATGGTTAGTGCCTCTTGATACTCCGTCCCAGAAGGCTACTAGAGCATCTGCATACTCAGCCATTTCCTTATTGCGTATATAACCCGCAGACCTACCCAACTTAGCCCAGTTAGCAGGGCAGGACTTGATAGGAATGTCTCGCTCCTCAGCCCACTTCTCACCAAGGGTATCCGCTCCCCTAGCTGCCCCGCTTACCACTTCGGTTATCTTCCCATTACTGTTGAAGAAGTCCATCTTCTTCTTTAGCAACTCGTAATCCTTGAAGTTCCTTGACCCTGCAATTATTACTTTCATTGTGTCACCCTTTTGCTGGACAGCGAGTTGCTAAGTAAATTCTGCTTCCACAACGGCCATGTAGCCACGATACGACTAGCCTTCTCCAAGTGTGCCACAAACCTCATATGCTTCAGACGTTGCTGTTCTTTTCTAGTCAGCATTTAATGCCCCTTCCCGTTAGGTCTTAGAGTTCACAACTCCCGCCACTGCATACCATTTCACCCTCAAAGTTAGTCCCGTTTTCTTCCTCGACCATCTTCTTGTAGTCAACGGGCACAAAAGCTTCCTTAATGTCACAGTAACGCTTCCAGTTATAGACATCTTTGAGGCAGTAACTCAGCCTTCGCAGGTCGCCATCGAAGTACTTGGTGGCAAACTTGCGAGCTTTCTCATAGAATCTAGCTTGCCGAGAAGCTTTAAACAGAGCGGCAGAGTCATCCCCTACGTTTTCTTTTAATGAGGTAGGAAACTCGTCATCCTCCATCGCTGTACAGGCATCCCAGAGGTCGTCGTCGAATGCTTCAAGCCCAAGTTCAATCAGGCCCGAACACCACACACCGGGGTCACCATACTCACGTATAATCTGACGCGAAGTTAGTACTTCTACATAGGGTGCTTGCTTATAGTCTCGGTCACCACTATAGTTTAATAGCGTCACACCTATGAAGTCATCCTTATTATCATAGATGAACTGTGTCACTTCCTCCCACTCGTCATCCTTCACGGTAATCGTGTTGGATATATTGTGGGATAGCCATGGCTGTGCACAGGTATCGCGGTTCTGCCCAGGGTCTACCCAATTCTTCTTAGTACTCTGGATAATCTTGAGCATCTCAATCGCGGGAAGTTGGTTGCGAGTCTTAGAGCCATCGGGTACCTCAATCGGAAACCGAATCATCTCATCCTTGCCGTTAGCCGAAGTCAGTGACCGCTCACACGCAAGGGGATTATGTAACTTGAAGTACTGATAGGTAGTCTCCAATGGATTCGCAATGACCCCACGTAGGAACCGGTTGGCATGATGGGCGTTCATACTGACTGAGCAACCCAACATCAAACTGGACGTTCCCTCAGGCTTACCAAGAGTAGTACGGGCAGCAGGGTTAATACCCAGGAGTTTAGCTATCCGCTCATTCTCCTCCCTGACTATTTTCGCCCCCTTCCGTTGTACCTCAGGGTCCAGCACGATTTCATACGAGTCCATTACCCCGGTCAGAGACACCCCAATCAGAGCCTCCTGCTTAGCAATGTTCTGACTAGTTTCACCCAGGTAGTGGAAGTCGGTAAACCCAGCCTGTAACGTGCCCTTGATAGCCGCAGACCGACAACACTCGTAGAAGTCCTCAACGGTCTTGACTAACTTGCAGTTGATTGTACTGAGGTTACAGAAACCCCACCCAGTCAGCTTAGTAACCATACACACAGGCCAGAACATAACCTCGCCGCAGTTGGATACATTTACCCCCTGTGTCCAATATGTGTGGGTATTATTATCCACAGTGATGTCAAAAGTCTCCTCCTCAGATACTAGTTCCACATCTACAATATCATACGTGACCTTCTTGCCTTTACTAACAGTATCCAGATTTATCTTTTCATCCTTATACTTCTGTATAAAGCCGATGTGTAAAGCAAACTTATCCCGGTCAGCAGTAATGTTAAGGTCATAACTTTCACGACACTGGTATGTGCCGTTTGCAAACTCCACCTTATTGGTCTTATTAGTTGTCACATAGGACCGAATGCCAATAGAGGAGAGCATCATCTGCACTTGTTCAATCAACGGACGAGAAGCGGCCTTGAGTGTGATACGATTTCTTACCACGGACCCATTGGCTGAATAAAGCCCTCTGAGAAACGAACACTTATCTCCAAAGCTACCCTGTATATACCTTTCCGGCACTGTGCGAAGGTGGGTCTTGGGTAATTCGGAGTGCTTAATAGTCGTAGTCACTTCCCACGCATACTTCTTGATGCCAGGACGGTGCCTTTCTATCAATGGCCTCACAGCATCAGCCATGTAGCTCATCACATCATCCTTACCTATGCACAGATAGACTAAGTTGTTACTAGCCGCATGTACACTCCCATCACCTATGACGAGCCCGTCCATTATAGCTTGTAGATTATTATTCTGCACAGCGTATAGCCGGTCTTCACAGGTAAGTGTATCTATAGAAGGTGCATCCTTAGCTTCTATCTTCTGACCATTACTTACTAAACGGTGTCCCTCGGTGCCATAAAAGACCCCTCCATTAGTCGTATACTTAAAGACCTTATTGACACCAGTAGACCACTTATTTAGAACCTTGGTCCAGCCAGTCTCGCTCCAGATTTCATCTCCCACATTAATCTCGGACATAGGACGAATACCATCTGGGGTTAAAAGCTGAGCCCATCCAGGCTGACACGGGTTAATGGCAATCTCTGTACTATCTGTGATAACAAACCCAGGTTCGCCCCTATTCTTCCTGATAAGCTGGACGATACGGTCAAAGTCCTCAAACTTCAACCTATTACGAACCAACACCACAGAGTTGTTAGCTCGTTGCCGCTGCGGGTTTTCTTCGTACCAATCCCCACTTTTACACCGCATCATCAACTCGTCATCCAAGCTGAATAGAGCGATACAAGCAGAGCGACGAATGCCACCCGACAGCACAGCGTCAGCTACGTGGCAGACAATGTCATGGGCATCAATAGTCCTGAGTCCGGTTTGTCCACCCTTGACGCATCTCTTGAGTAGTTCACGGATTGCTTCGAGAGACTTTCTAAGTGGTGCAGGACCAGGGGCCTTGCCACCTGAACTAAGCTTGGAGCCTTCTGGGCGTATCTTATCATACTTGAACTTGATAGAATAGCCGATGTACTTCTCATGCTCATCATCAGCAGCTTCCTGAAAGTAACTGCTAAGCAATACGCCTACAGCATCAGCCCAACCCTCAATAGTGTCGGGAATAGTAAAGGTCTTTGTACCCTTACGCTTACCTGTGTATAGCGGTGGAAGCTTAGCTACATGGTGAGTCTGAACGGAGTAGCCTACACCACACCCGCACAGCAATAGCCAAAAAGCTTCTTGGAAAAATCTCAGCCGGTCACAGAAACTGCCAGTGCAGTTAAACAAACGAGTGTTGCGTTTCTCTGCTGCCTTGCCACCGAATTGCAGAGCCCGTTGTGACCCTAGCGACTTCTTCTTTCTCATCATGCCGTATGCAAAGCGGATGTCATCATCGACACCATACCCTGCATACTTACGAAGCATCATAGCTTCTACGCGGCCTACTGATTCCTTCCAGTCTTCTCGTCGTTTCTCCTCTGATAAATGATTAGCGTATTTGGATGTGAAGGTGTAGTTTTGCAACTCATGAATTATCGACATTGGGGGTACTCTTATTCATCTCCGTCAGAATTTTGTCTGCTTGGTCCTTGGTCGCAGCTTTATCAGTCTTTCTCTTTCGCTTCTTTCCGTAAATAGCACCTTCCTTGTACCAAAACGCCGCAATCGCTCCTGCTTTGTTAGATTTCTTAGAGATACGCTGACTAGTCGGGTTACCTCGACTGTCTCGCTTGAACATTACCAACTCAAAGGTGTAGCTTTCTTCGTCCTTAGGCATGATGTCCTCGTCCTACAGAATAAAAAAGACCCGTT